TCAGTAAAAACGCAAAACTGAAGCCCGTCTTTATTTGCTCTCACAGTAATAAATGTTGCTTCTGGATAATGTAAATGTAGCTTATCTATGTAGTCGGTTCTGAACATCCTCTCCCGCCTTTCTGTGGTTGTGGGGCTTACCTACTTTGTTGAGAAGTTTTTTCTTAATTTGTGCCCACATCTTATCTATGCCTTTCTGGAAGGCAATAATTTGAGCATTAGTATAACTCTTTGGAAAATCATACATACAGCTATCAGCGATTTTATCTATTTCACTACTTCCCATCGGCCTCACTAACCGCCCTTCTATAACTTCGGTGAGGGTGGAGATGGCGTAGGATAGGGCGTCCTGTTCTTTTTCATAAAGATAATCTAAATCATGTGATTTATTTGCTTTCTGGGCAAACGCATTACGTATTTCCTTCAACATGTTCATCGCCTCTTTCAACTCTTTCTCCCTTATCTTATCCATGTTAGGTCTCCTCCAATGCGTTCTTTGCGATGTCTATTACTTTTTCTAATTGTAAATAATAACTGATACCTTCTTTTAATGCCCATTTTTTATACACCGCTATCTTCCTCAACGCCTCCTCGTACTTCGGTAGGGTAGTGAGGGCATAGGTGGGGGCTGACCCATATCTTGGATATTGGATATTTTTAGGTAAATCCTTAGTCAATTTCTCAAGTGCCAACAATTCCCCCAACACCTCCACACACTCTTTAGTTTTGGGGTTCATAGTAGTCCTTTCTTTCTTAGAATACATTTCACCATCAACTGGATTTATACTCATAGTGCCTCCGAGGTTACTTTGGTATTTTTAATCCATCATATATATGTCTTTTAATCCAATGGGCGATTCTTTTTCTAGTTACATTTATAACAATAAACATTTCGGGAGTTATAGCAAAGACAAACGGAAGAAAAATAAAAATTAGAAATAAATAAAGACATATATCTAGTATCTTCATCTCTCATCTCCTTTTGAGGTTTACCAACCAAAAATAGGATGGATGCACCTAAATAATTTAGTAACCCTATCAATGGTTTCGATATCATAATAACCCTTGTAATATCCTAAATTGCTTGCTTCTATTTTAATAGCCTTCTTTCGGGTATGCCCCGTTCTTTTCGTATGCCATTTAATAAGAGCATCCCAATATCTTTTAGCAGTTTTCTTATCATAAATATACGAACAGGCTGTTCCTAATGTGTTTTCGTAAGAAAGTTTCTCGCCCTTCTTAAGGCGGTTTATCATTTTATTTACTTCTTTTTTATTTGTTTCCATATCTCATCTCCTTTTGAGGTTAGACCTTCTTTTGACACTTGTATTACTATTGGACGAGAAAGATATGCCAGAGTAAGTTGCTTTTCCATAATTTGAAATGCTCGACTTTGCCCTTCCATGAACCCATCATAATATCCTTTTTGATATTCTGGTGTTTTCATCTCACTCCCCCTTAATCTTGTTCTTTACTTGCTTCTTTTTTCCAAACATTAAAAAAAGAAATTAACTTTCTCATTTTCTTATCTAAATTAAGTAATTTATAAAACTTATTTTTCTCTCTACTTATATTGCGATATTTAGGCATTATTACTCCTTTATTTATATGACCTATGTTCTAAATCATATATTATACGCTGTAAAATATTTTGAATTATAGTTAAAATAAAATCTAATATTATTATAAATATACTCCCCACTTTTTTTGTATTTGGAAGAGGTTTCAAGTATTTATCTCTACATTGAATCAAACAACATAATTCCCATGCCATTCTAATAGCTTCCATATATTATATTAATTCTCCCATTCTCCTGTATCATTATTAAAAGTTCTCTCTAATTCCCAATTTTTAGGAACTTTTTCTTTATCGAATATATAGCTTGTTATATAATCATCAAAATCACAATCAGTATTTCTTTCCATTCGTTCTAAAACTACTTTATTACCTACTTCCAACTTTCTAATAGGATAATCACAATCTTCTCTAATATCATCATTCAATCCTATACCCATCACTTTTCCTAAAGTAGTTAATTTATAAGGTATAGATAACTCATCCAATATTATCTTAATATGGTCTAATTTAGAATTATTTAATGTATTTTTATTCCAACTCATATATTTTATCCTCCTCTTATTATTTAATCATAAAATATAACATAAATTTTAATATTTTATTTTTTTGGATGGTTTCTAGTATTTTGATAGCAATATATAAATGACTTTTCCAATCTTTAGGAATTACTTCTTCTGGTTTAGAATTAAACACTTCTTTTAAAGTTTTAATAGTATGTTCCAATATTGTTATTTTTTGATTTGAATTATCCTTTTTAAACATTACTAATTTTCCCAATTTAAAAAAACACATACCTAACCCCACAAATAAAATACCAAATCCTAATAATATTCCAATAACTAACTCTCCTAAAGTTACTTCTTTTACATCTTCGCCTACATTATATACTATATATGTTCCTAATATTCCAGATATTAACCAAAGAACCACAAACAATAAAATATTCATTTATCCCTCCTAAATAATTTTTATAATCTCTACTTATATTTTTTTTCACAACATATGAAATTAAAAGGTATATAATATATATAGGAAAATAACATAAAAACAACTTATTATTATCATCCACATCCATCTTCTCATTCTACTATCCTTTCATTTATACTTTTATTCTTTTTAAACCTCAAGTATATTATACCACATACCTATAGAAGTTGTCAATAGTAAAAATCACCCTATTTTATTCTTAACTTTACCACCAATTTACCGCCTTACGACACCGAAAATATCGGGTCGAACCTCATATCACTTACAGTGATAATATTATCACTAATTCTGATAAATCTCCCAATTATTAATTACTACTATAATAGTAATAAACTATAATTTACCTCTTATCTCTTACCCTTAAAAAATAAGCCTTAAACCCTTTCTTATATACCCTATATTTGCTAATAGTAACCCCTATAGGACATTTTTATGGTAATATCTATAAATCCCCCATTAATCTTAAAAAAGGCTTAAATATGCTTAAAATACCCTAAAAAGAGTAAAAAAGTTCCGCTACAAGGCATTTCGCATAGGGTTCAAGGCTTTTTATAGGGGTGTTAATAGGAGATAGTAGTAGTATATTTATACTTATATATACTTTACGCTAAAATAAACCCCTGGCCTATTCTATCGTAAGTGGTTGCTATGATTGAAAGTCTATGCTACTATAATACCCTATTATATCAAAAAGCCATATACAAAGTAGGATTTTTCAATATCTATTAAGTGAAAATCGTTTTTTTCTTTTTCCCTTATCTTTAATTACTCCATAATTATATACTTATTATTAGTAATACATTCTTCCTTTATTGCTTCTATGATATAGTTTAAGCATATATTTAGGGATATTTTTTTCTAGATATATTTATAAATTTTATGGTTATTTATTCAAGTATAAAAAAAAAGAAGTCAAGATTTTTAGGTCTTGACTTCTTTTTATGTTTCTTATGATATTATATATGAATGTTTTTTACTTCTTTTTCTTTAATCTCCCTTCTCTCTCTCTTCTACTCATTATTATTCTCCTTTATTACCTACTTTATTAATTTTTTTATTTTTTTTTGTTTTCTTTTTGTTGCCTCTGTATATGCTTTGCGGTTTCCCTTCTCTTGGCCTTTGTAACATTATTTCTTGCGATAATAGCCCCTAGACTTAACATATTATATCACCTTTATCCCTTCTTTTATATGGTTATATTAGTTGATTTTTTGTTTTTAATTCTTGCAGTAAGATTACTTCCTGTTTTAGTGCTTTTTTTAATAACTTTGATAAATGTATCATTTGTTTTTTCCTTGCTCCTTCAACTTCAATTATTATGCTTTTTTCTTCTTTTCCTTGCCATATACCTTGACTTTTTATTAAAGTATATCCATTTAAGTTATTATTACATAGTCTTTTTATAGTTTTTATTTTTGTATTTTCTGTATATATTCTATACATTGAAATTATCCTTTAATAATCTTTTATATAAGTATTTTTTTAATGCACGTTTAAAGGTATCTCTTGAATTTATATTATAATGTATTCCTATTTGATAAGTGTTATAACCGTATTCTATCATGGCATTATATAAAATACTGCCATGTAAATAATTTTCTTTTATATGGGATTTTAAATGGTCGATATTTTGGATTTTATCCCCTAAATTTTTACCTGTATTTTGAACTTTCATTGAACAATACCAGCAATCACCATTAGAAGGTACAGGGATTTTTTCGCATTTATCAATTAAATTTACATATTTTTTTATACTTTTTTTGATTTTGTTTACTTCTTTAATGTTTACCGTTTTATTTTCTGATAATAAATTGCCTTGTAAATCAAAAGTAATACCATTATAAAAACTAAACTTTTCTTTTAGAGTGTTTATATACCATATATGATTTTTTTGGTATAAATAAAAATTTGAAGGTGTAAACTGATTTATACGGTTTTTTGTGGTAGATGTTTTATATCCTCCATTATTTAAAGTTATATTGCCATTACTGGTATTTATACGGATTATATCCGTATTGTGTAATCTATAAGCGGTTATACCATTTTTGTAATGTATCATTAATGTATTATTGGCAATAAATTTTGAAGATTTTATATCCTCCGTTATACCTTCCAAAATCTGACTTTTATTTTTTTTCATAGTCTTTTATCCCTTCTTTTTAATTAATACGGTTTTATGTCCTCTATTTATACTTTTTTTATATATACTTTTGCAAGATGTAATAATCCAAGGTGTATCTATATAATGATTTTTACGTCTTATTTTATAGCCTCTAGCATGGTTTGAATTATTAGTATTCATTTTTTATTATCCAGTTAAAGATATTATATGTCCAGGGTAATAATCAAGGATTTTAAAAATATCATTTATATCTTTTTTAGTAAAAAAGCCTTTGTATATTTTACCATTCAATTTATATTTACAAAAAGATAACTCATATTTTAAAAAATTATCAGAAGTTATTTTTTCACCTGCATATTTTTTTATACTATATTTTTGCAAATTACAAATTAAATTACTCGCTTCTTTTTGTCCGTTTTCTGTTTTCGCCCAATCAAGTAACATTTTTTTTGCTCCTTCCTATATTATAGTAATGTATCTTTTTTATAATTTGCTTGACTTTTGCTTATTTTATTACAAGAGGTTATTTCATTTATATCATTTAAAATTCTATCTTTTAGACTTTGGACGTCCTCTTGCCTTCCTATATATAAGAGTATAGATAGCTTCACTTTTTCGGCGGTTCGATAGCTTATTATATGTAATCCTTTCTCTCCGTCTGTATATTCTATTATTCTATATATTATCATCATTATATTTAATAATAAGTTATTCATGATTTTTTACTCCTTCTTTTTACTTCCTTTAGGTCTACCACGTTTTCGCTTTTTCATTAGTGTCCTTTCTATTCTTTATTGCTTTATTAATTATTTTACTATGACATTTGTCACAACATACTCCTAAAGGGGTAGAAATATAATCTTCTGTCTTTTTGCCACACCAATTACAGCGTCTTTTATATCTCATTTTACTCTCCTATTCACTACAAGTATACCATATATATAAAAAAAATCAAGTCTTAACATCTAACTTTTTAATTCTTAATTTTAAAAAGTTAGCTATAAAAAAGCAAGATTTTATCTCTTGACAAATTTATATTTTTGTGTTATACTTGGACGGAAAAAGTTTTAAAAAACCTTTAAAAAGCTCTTTGAAAAGTGGTTTAAAAAGTATGTTAAGAGTATATTTTCGGCAATATGGCAATATGAAAAACGTCAGCACTTTTTAAACTGCAATATACGAATATAAAAATGGTCGTACCTTCCTATATATAATATAGAGAAGAAAAAAATTTTAAAAATTTTTTCAATATGCTCTTGACAAAATTAAAAAAGTATGGTATAATATACTTGAATATACAAAAGAAAGGAAAATAAATTATGAATAAAAGACAATATCTTTTAAGTTTAAAAAAATATCAAGGTGAATATATGCAAAACATTCTAAAAGAAAAATCAGAAGAAGAGATAAACAGAATATACGAAAATGAAATTTTAACACAAAAAATTAAGAAAGAAGGTATAAACCTTGTTAGAGTAAATTATTATGATAAAGAAACAGAAAAAGAATTACAGGAATTTATAAAAGAAAATAACCTAAAACAATATAAAGACCATAATATAAGTAAAGCAACTTATCATGGTAATTTTTGCCTTCCTTATATAATAGAGGAACACGCAATAAAAATCAAAGAAAAATTTAATGATAAAGTAAGACTTGACTTAAAAAGGCATATACTAGGAAGCAAAGAAGTTGAAAATATAAATGTAGGAGAAAAAGTTATAATAAATGCTCCGAATTTTATAGGAGGTACATCTGCCTCTAAAGGTACAGTTTACGCAAAAGATGATAAAAAAGTTACTATAAGAAAATATAGAAGTAAAACTAAAGGTTGGCATTTAGAATATGGAAAAGAAGGAAGTATAAAGAAAGGTTGGAATTAATGAAATATTTTAGATTAAAATTTAAAGACGGAACTCAAACAATAGTTAAAGGTAAAAATGCTCTTGAAGTTATTAAAAAGTATAATCTTGCAAGTAAAGAACATATAAGCACCAGGATTATAGAACTAACAGGAGAACAAGAAGCAATAGCAAGAGGAAATGATTTATATAACAATTCTTTATAATAGACCTTCCTATATATAGGAAGAAGTAAAGGAGATTTTAAAAATGAAAAGAATAGTAAAATTTAAAGACAAAAAAGGTAATTTAGCAGTTGTAGAAGTTAATCTTGAACAGCAGGAAAAAGGACTAGTATTTTCTGCAAGCGGTGAATATAAAGGAAGTATGGGGCAATGTTTAGATAGTATCGAACCTAAAAATGAACCTCAAAACGCATTGATAGACCTTTGGAAAAAATATCATTTAAACGATATGAACGCAGGTTGTATTCATCAAGATAAATGGCAAGATATAAGAATAAATCCCGAAGAATTGCCAAATTCTCATGCAAATAGAGACGAAAAAGGTATATTGGCTTCTTGGGTATATCCAAAAGACCATGAAAAAGGATTTTTAGGCAAGGCTTGTCCGATTTGTGGGTATAAATACGGAACATCTTGGCTATATAGACCTTTGCCCGACAATATAGAGGAAGAAATAAACAATATATGTAATGCTATTGAAAATATAGAAAACGCAGAAAGAGAAATAAACCAAGATAACGATATATCTTGGGAAGATATTGAAGATGAAAAAATTATCGCATTGGGAAAACATTTACAAATATCTCCTTATGAAGCACAGGAAGATATAAAAGAAAGTGATTATGGAGATTGCCTTTACGAATACGCAGGACAGGAATATCTTGTCTGTACTGATGATGAAGCCGACGAAAAAGAAGATGAACAGCTTGAAAGTTATATTGACGAATGTTTAGAGATACCCGAACACGTCGAAAAATATTTCGATAGGGAAGCATGGAAAGAAGACGCAAGAATTAATGGAAGGGGTAATTGTCTCAATAGATATGACAGTAGCGAAGATGAGGAAGAAGTAAACGGAGAGACTTATTATATTTATAGACAAAATTAAGAGAAAGGGATAATTGAACAGATATATGAATATGATTATCCAGATTATGAGGGTTAAAATATTATGAAACGATACCATAAAAAAATATACTTTCCTATAAATAACCAAGAAAGATTATCCGCTTTTTGTGATAATCTTAATAATAAACAATGGCAGTTTACTAAACATACTCTTGACAATTTGAAATATAGGAATATAGATAAAACAGGTCTATTACTATATATTAAGGAAAGGCAATTAAGAGTTGGAAATATTTTTGAGTATTATGAAGAAAATAATATAATAATTAAGGCTTGTTTTAGGTTAGCTTATAATGAAATTTTTGATATTATTCTTGTAATAAATAATGTCAAGTCAATAATAACTATATATTTGAATTTAAAAGAAGATAGGCATTATACTCTAAATGAAAGTATATATAACAGAGAAAGGAAAATAAAAAATGAAATATAGAATAATGTATTGTGAAAATTGCGGAAAAGAATATACAGATGTACTCAATAAATATGGAGAAAAATGTGATAATTGTAATACTCTATTATCAAAAGCATGGAAAGTGGAAGAAAAAGATTTTTCTTGTGTTAAATTTATTGAAAAAATTAATATAAAATAATATATAAGAAAGGAATAAAAGATGATACATAAACTATTAAAAAAAGAAACAATACTTGGAAATATATTAGAAAAATGATTAAGAATAAAATAGTAAGAAATTTCCTCTTGACAAATACAATATAATATGATATACTTATTTTGAAAATAGAAAGGAATAAAAAATGCCTAAAAAGAAAATTGAATTTGAAAATAATTATCATAAATTAACAGAATTAGATAGAGAAGAAATAACAAAACAAATAGCAGAAGGATATACTTCTGGACATTTGTATAATGGAGAATATAAAATTTATTGGGAATTAAATGTAAATGTATGGAAAGGATAAAATAAAATGAATTGGATATTTTATATTTTTGGTGGAATATTATTTATTAAAACAATACCTCCTTTGGTTAATTTTATAGAAAACGATTTTAAAATAGAACTTAATTTTCCTTCATGGGTAAAAGTAAATTACATTTGTATAATTATGTTATGGATTTGGATTTGTTTAACATATATAAAATAAAAAAATTAACAAATTTAAAATAAGGATAAATTATGAATTGGCTTGAAAGAGAACAAGAAGAAAACGAAATACAAAACCTTCTTATTAAGGAAGTCGAAGAAGAAAATAATCCCGATTATCAACAATATATAACTATAATAGGAGGAAGAAATGAATGAATTGAAAAGACAAAGCATAATATTAAGTTTAGTAGAAGATGATATTGTAAATATCAAAGACAACATAAATATTAATGATGTGTGGTATTTAGGACAAATATTGGAAAATGGGTTTAAAGGATATAAAAACTATAATGATAACGAATTACAACTAGAATATAATGAAAGGGAATTAGAAAGGATAAAATAATATGTATACTATACAAGAAGAAGAATACAAAGGACAGGTTATAAAAATCCATTTAGACGAAAATCCTGAAAATCCTAGAGAATGGGATAATTTCGGGCATATGGTATGTTTTCATGGTAGATATGATTTAGGAGATAAAACAGATTTAACGTCTGATATGTTTGAAGGTTGGGAAGAATTGAGAGAACACCTTATAAATAAGGAAGGTGCAATTATAATTGCTCCTCTTTATCTTTACGACCATAGCGGATTGAGACTTAAAATAGGAAGTTTTTATGGTTGTGGTCTTCCGCAGGGTCATGCAAGGTTTGATAGTGGACAAGTAGGGTTTATTTATCTAACTAAAGAAGACATACAAAGAAATTTTGGAGTAAAGAATATCACGAAGAGAATAAAAGAAAGGGCTATGAAAGTTTTAGAAGGAGAAGTAAATACTTATGATGATTATTTAAGTGGACAAGTTTACGGATTTGTAGCAGAAAATAAAGAAGGAGAACATATAGATAGTTGTTGGGGATTTTTTGGAGATACAGACGATATGATAAAAAAAGCACAAAGAAGTATAGACTATTATATAAAGGAAGCTATAAAGAAACATAATAAGAAAGTAAAAGCACAAATTAAACATAAAGTTAATTTAGATAAAAGAGAACCTTTAACAATTTAAGGAGAAATAAAAATGAAAATAAGAAGGTTAGGAATAGTTAATGTTAATTTGGAATATGAAATACCTAATAATGAAGATAGCGAAGAATATTTACAAAATGTAGAATTACCAAAAGAATATGTAGAAGATAGTTTTGAAATAGTAAAAATAGTAATAGAAGATGAAAATGGAAATATTATAGGAGAAGAAAATAATGGCATATAGAATAAGAGATTTACAATTTGATGTAAGATATTTTTCTGACGGAGCAGTATTTAAAACAAAAGCAGATGTAGTAGTGCAGTTAGCAGAATATCACAGTATTGATTATGAAGGACAAAAAGATAATGGAGAATATTATGAGAATATATGGGAATTTCTTAATACCTATAAAGAAGATGAAGAAGCAAAATTACAATGGATTTTAGATTATGGACAATGGGAACTTGAAGAAGTAGAATATTATGATAAAATAAGAGATATAATAGATAATTTTATTATATATTTTACTTCTAAAGAAGATGAAAGAGAAGAATTTAGAGAAGCATTAGATAGATATTTAAAATCTGGAGAACCTTTTTGTTAAAGAAAGGAAAATATAATGCTTAATCCTAATACAGTTAAAACAAAAGAAGAAGCAAGACAAATTGCTATTGATTGGCAACATAAACAAAGTAAACAATCAATAAGTTATATGGAATTATCACAATGGCAAAAGTATTTTATAAGACTTGCAAAAAAATTTAATTTAACAGATGAATTTAAGGAAAACGGAATAATATAGAAAGGCTAAAGATGAATAATCTACAATTAATAATTATATATGGGCTTGAAATTTTTATAGTAAACGTGGCAATATTTTCTATTACTTGGGCAATATATTCTACAAATAAAAAATCTAAAATGGAAGAAAAATGGGGAAAGGAAATTTAATTATGGCAATATGGAAACATCAAATAAGAGGAATTAGACCTCACAAGACTACAAATGAATGGTTGTGGAAAATACATGGCACTCTAAATTGGATAGTATTTATTCTTTTAATGATATGGTTTTTTGGCTAACCTCAAAAGCAAATGGTGAGATGAAGATAACTTTAAAAAAAGGAATAAAAAAAAAATGAAAACAAAAGAATTTTGTCCTCAATTAAATTAGATAAGGAAGAAATTATGAAAAAATATACTCAAAAAGAATTTGATAATATACCAAGAGACGAATATGGTATAAAAAATTGTCCTACTGGAGATTATACTGATATAAAAGTATTTCCTGAAAGGTGTAGTTTTGGTGAAAGGTGTAGTTTTGGTAAATATTGTAGTTTTGGTGAAAGGTGTAGTTTTGGTAAATATTGTAGTTTTGGTGTAGAGTGTAGTTTTGGTGAGTGGAGTAGTTTTGGTAAAAGGTGTAGTTTTGGTAAATATTGTAGTTTTGGTGTAGAGTGTAGTTTTGGTGTAGAGTGTAGTTTTGGTGAAAGGTGTAGTTTTGGTGTAGAGTGTAGTTTTGGTGTAGAGTGTAGTTTTGGTGAAAGGTGTAGTTTTGGTAAATATTGTAGTTTTGGTGAAAGGTGTAGTTTTGGTAAATATTGTAGTTTTGGTGAAAGGTGTAGTTTTGGTGTAGAGTGTAGTTTTGGTGTAGAGTGTAGTTTTGGTGAAAGGTGTAGTTTTGGTGAAAGGTGTAGTTTTGGTGTAGAGTGTAGTTTTGGTGAAAGGTGTAGTTTTGGTAAAGGATGTAAATATGGAAAATTTGTATTTAGGAAAGTAATATGTTTATATGGGATATATCAATATCCTATTATAGTATATAAAAATGAAGATAAATATGTATTAAATATAGGATGTAAAGATTTTAAGTCTTTAGATATAGCGGTAAGATATGCCCAAAAAGAAAATATATATGATAAAACTACTCATAATATATTAAAAGAAATAATTAAGAAAGGATAAGGAGGAAATTATGAACAAAAATTTCGTTATATCAGTATTACAAGATTATTTGCAAGCATTATATAGATGTGGAACAGAAGAAGAACAAAATACAGTATTGGAAGCGATTAAAGAAGTTGAACAAGGAGAATAAAAAGAAAGAGAGGATAAAGAAAATGGCTAAATGGTATGAAGTATTTGAAAGTTTTGAAGATACAGGAACACGAACACTTGAAACTTTTGATACTGTTCAAGAAGCTAAAGCATATAGAGATTATTTAATAGATAGTGGAAAATATAAGAAAGAAAATGTATTTATAGATATGTGGGAAAACATTGATAATCCAAAAAAAGTATCAGAAGTGAATACATTTTAAATAGGTTAAAAATACAAAAGTAAGAAATTTGTTAGGATAAAAAGTTGACAAAGTTTAGAAAATATGGTATACTTAATATAGGAAAGGATAACTTATGAAAACTCCTATTGATAAAAAAATTAGACAAGTAAAAAATATCCTCAAGAAAAATATATCACCTTCCAAAAAACAAAGGTATGAACAGAAACTTTCCTATTTAGAAAGTATAAATAAAATAAAGGAGTAACAATGCCCAAAAAGAAAAAACGTGGACGTGGTAGACCTAAAGGCAGTAAAAAAAAGTTTGTAGGTATTCCTCATAATTATTATTTTTGGTTATGGGTTATAAAAAATCCTAATCAATATAACAAATTTAAAGAGAAAGGAACTACACAACAAAAATATGAATTAAAACAAGCAGAAAAACATTATAAACTTACTCATAGGGAGAAATAATATTATGTATGATGAACCTATGGTAAAAATAAAATGTAGCAAATGTGGCGAAATTTATACATTAGGATTATTATATTATCAAGCCCATGTATCAGGAACTGTACATCTAGTATGTGATTGTGGCAGTCGTGAATTTCAAGAAGTAAAAGATAAAAGCATATTAGAAATATCCGAAAGACAAAAAAATTTTAAAAATATACCTAAACTTAATAAAGGAGATAAAGCAGATTTAAAAATAGATTTATGGAAATTTAATATCACGAAAGGAAAGTTAATATGAGATTATGTATCGGAATATTTAGTAGATTGTAAAAACTGTTTACGAATATTAAAAAAGAATAAAACACGACTTTTCACCCTAAATGGATTACAATTATCTAAAATATTTAATGTTGCTCACAGCACTATTTATAGAATAAAAACTAAAAAAACTTGGAAACATGTAACATAAGGAGCATTTATGCGTTTATGGTCATTATCTCCTTCCTATTTGGATAGAAAAGGTTTAGTAGCTTGTTGGTCTGAAGGTTTATTAGCTCAATCTGTATTGTTAAAAGGAGAATATACAAATTGCGATAGAATAGATGAAACAGGTAGGAAATGTAAGAATGGTAAAATATTTTATACTCTTAATTATGGAAATTATATTAAAATCAATAAAATTTGTCCTAAATGTAAAGGAAAAGGCAAAATAAAAACTCCTTATTATAATCACCCTCAATTAACTCGCTTCAAAGAAAGCAAAGACCCTATCAGAGCAATTGGTTATTATCTTAATATTATCTGGCATGAAGCCGATAAGAGAGGATATAAATTTGATTTTAATAAAATAAATAAAACATATTCTTGTCCAAAATTTTTAACAGTAACAAAAGGACAATTAGAATATGAGTTTAATCATTTAACTGAAAAATTACACAAAAGAGACAAAGAAATGTGGTGGAAAAATATGGTCAGCATTAGAAATAAATATGAAAATATAAAACCTCACCCTTTATTTACAGTAGTAGAAGGAGATATAGAAAAATGGGAAAAAGAAAAAAGAGAAAAAGAAAAAAAATAATTTGTATATCTGATATTCATATAGGGTACAATAGAACTCCTAAACAAATATGGAAAATAAAAAATCAATTAAGAAAATTATTTAAAAGAAATATAAAATTAATTGGAGATTTGTCTCCAGAAAGAACCATATGACTAAAAAAGAAATATCTCGGCATTTAAGACATTGTTATCAAGGCGAATATAAAACCTCTTGTAAATATGGAGAAGATAATATTTGCCCTGCTAATCCTAATAAAAAACATATAATTTATGGTTGTCCTTATTGTAAAGGATATTTACCAAAAACTAATGATTATAAGTTTTGTACGCATTGTGGGAAGCCTTATAATAAGGAAAAATTAATAATATTAGATATAATATAAAGGAAGTGATTATCTATGGGAATTATTTTAGCATTGTTTTTAATATTTTTTATACTATATAGAGCAGGGGGAGGTTTGATAGATTATACTTTTGAAGCATCTGGTGATAATTTTGATGGTGAAGAAATTACTTGGAATAGGAAAGAGATAAAAACAATACCACAAGAAGATAAACCTATAAATGTTAAAATAAAAAATAATAGTGTAGATGTTAATAGAATTATTGAATATAAAGGAAAAGAAATAAAGAAATTTGAATTTAGACCTCAAACTTGGGAACAATTTATAGGCCAAGAATTCGCCAAAGAACAAGCCCAAACTATTATGAAAAAAGCCAAAAGAGGTATAAGAAGTCATTTTCTTTTATCGGCTATTAAAGGCCATGGCAAAACTACTTGGGTAGAATTATTTGCTAAAACTCTCGGAGCAAAATTAATATCAAGGATAGGTAAACAGATAGATGAAGATAGTTTGGTAGATATTATTAATGAAATAAATACCTCCAAAGAAAAATTTGTAATATTGTTTATAGATGAATTTGATACTATGGACTGGAAAGTTATTAAGATATTAAATCCTATAATTGAACAGTATAAAATTAATGGTAAGAAAATAAAACCTTTTATATTTGCTTCTGCTACTATTAATAAACACCTTCTTATTAAAAACAATCCAGATACTCTTGATAGAATTCCACATCATATCCAATTTGTTAGATATTCTTCTGAAGAAATTGCTAAAATAATCCGACAATATAAACAACAACTCTATCCTAATGAAAATATATCAGAAGAAACCTTATTAAAACTATCCAAAAATGCTAAATTTAATCCAAGAACCGCTATATCTTTATTAGAAGATTATATAGTAGAACAAAATTTAAAAAGAGTATTACAAAATAGACATATAATAAAGAATGGATTAACTAATCTGGATATTAAAATCTTGAAAGTTTTAAATGAACAAAAAAGACCTATAGGTGCTAACGCCCTTTCTCAAAAAGTTGGTATAGGACAGTCTCATTATTTAAGAGAATATGAACCATTTTTGGCAGAATTTAATTATTTAGAAAGAGTGCCTTCTCGTATTATTACAAATAAAGGAAAAAAATTACTTAAAGAAATAGGAGGATAAAATGATACTGATGTGGCTAGGAATAGGGATGATATTAGGACAACTTTTTAGTTTGGGGATAATTCTAAAAAAATATTGGCTATGTTTTCTGTCTATTGTAATTATGATTTTATTTACAGGTACTATATTAAATTAAAGTAAAAAATAGGAGGATAAAAATGAATTATATATTAGCTACCATAGTATTATCAATAATTTTTGCAGACCTTATGTATAACATTAAAAATAAAGGTAAAGAATTATTAAAATAAATAGGAGTTAAAATGAAATATCCCAATCTTTTTGTTGATATATCAAAATGCGAAGATACTATTGATATAGAAGGAAAAGTACATGGTCAAATGAAAAGAAAATTATTTCCTTCAAAACCTGCAAGAAGGGGTTTTACAAATGCAATAAGACAAGCATCTAATTGGAAAGAAGCTATTAATATTACAACACAATGGGTAAATTTAAGGAGCAAAAAATGAATAAAAAATTTAAAATAAAATTAGAAAATGAAAGCTTAAATTTCTTAAAAAACTATCAAAAAAATGTCAAAAATTTATCAAAAAAAGACAAAAAATTCTTAGAAAAATTAATAAAAAATCGAGAAAAATCTAACAAAAAAGAAGCAGAATTATGGATAAATTCCTTATTAGGCAAGATAGCAATAGAGAAATTAAAAAAACCATATAAAACCATTAAAGAAATTAATACCAAATTAAATATATCTAACTTGTTTAATGATAAAGAGTTAAACCAATTTATGAAGGAAGGGCTTATACCTGCCGAGATATATATCTATACCATGTGGCTAATATTAGAGGAAACTGATAATAATAATAAAATACATATATTACGAGATTTTTTACAAAAATATAGGAAAAAATAATGAAAAAAATAAGAAAAACTTTGATAAAAAATTTCAAAAATTGGTTAATAATTAAAGGAAAATCTGAGAAAACCATCATAAAATATACAGGAAATATTAAAAGATTTTTACAAAAAAATCCTAAAAAAATCAACAAAAATTCCATAAATAATTTCATTTTAGAATTAAAAAAATATCATAAAAATTCTACAATAAATACTTATATAAATGCTTTAAATTCTTTTGTAAATTTCTTAGAAAAAGATATAGAAACTCCAAAAATATTAAAAACAGAGAATAAATTACCAAATTATTTTTCTGAAAAATTTCTATTAGAAGAACTAATACCTGATTTAGAAATTACTAAAACTAGGAATGTTTTAAAGTATAAAACTATTATGTATTTTTTATTTTATACAGGAGTAAGAATACAAGAATTGATAAACCTAAAAAGAGAAGATATAAATTTAGAAAAAAAAGAAGCTCTTATTAAAGGCAAGGGAGATAAAGAAAGAAAAGTATTATTTAACAAAGAAACTAAAAATCTTTTAGAAAAATATTTTTCAATAGAACCAGAAAAACATAATGCTTTCAATATTTCTTACCCTGCACTAAAATGTTCTATAGAAAGATTAAGCAAAATGTATAACAAAAAATTTAGCCCTCATACTTTTAGACATAGTTTTGCTATTCATTTGTTGAAAAAAGGATTTAATATTGAAATGATAAGACGATTATTAGGACATTCTAATATTGAAACTACTGTAAAATATTTAAAAGCAACTGTAGATGATATTGCGGAAATTTATCATAAAAAAATATAAGGAGATTTATATAAGAAAATTTAACTTTCGTTATGAATTAATTGTCAGAATTTTAAAAGAAGAAAGAAAATGAAAAATTTTATTAAATATCCTAATCCAAATAAAAGAGTATCAGAATTTGAAATTCAAGACGAATCAATTAAAAAAATATAAAAATTTATTTAAAATTCCTATTTTAGTATGTGGACATAAATCACAAATAAAAAATACTTTAAAAACTGTTTTAAATTTATATAAAAACATTAAATGAAAGGTTAAATAATGAATTATAAAACTGGTAGTTACATAATTAGTAGTAGAAAAAATTGGAAATGTCAATCTTGTAATAAAACAATTCCAATAGGTCATAAATATTTTTGCAGGGTTAAAGAATACGGAGAAGAAAAAATAAATCAATATGGAGAAAAATATAAACATAAAATTTACAAAAGATGGCATATTACTTGTGCTAAAACTCTAAAAAATTTAAATCAACACGAACAATATATATTAAATATTAAATAAGATACTAACGTAACTATTAAGTTACTAACGTAACTTAGAACCAAATTGCTTTAGCTCTATAACATCGGAAAAGATGAGAGCTAATAAGCCCGAATGTTAAGAATAAAATAGTAACTTTTTACCTCTTGACAACCCTAGGGTATGTGTGTTATAATATAATTGACGATGAAATACAGGAGATTTTAGATATGAGATATGAAATTGAGTATTATTACCGATGGTATAAGAGAAATTTCTTGAATAAGAAAGTTACAGTTTATCCAGAAACGGATAAAATTTTAGATTGTGTAGAATTTATAGAAAGAAATAAGAACCGAAATCAATATCCCATTTTGAAGAAAGATAATTACCTAAAGGTATAAAAATGGTAAGACATTTAAAACTTTTCGGAATCAGATATAAAGCAGAGGAAATCCCTACAGGATTGTCTATTTTTATACATACTTTTTTTGGCAGTCCTTGTAGGGATTTTTTGTTTGGAGGATTATATGAGTGAATATACCACATTAAGAATAACTAAATTAAAAGCGAAAGAATATTTGTTAAGTTATATTTCTGCTAATTTAGAGGATGATTTTTTCTTAGAAAATATATTATCAGAATGTCTGAAAGATAGATTGTACAATATACAAATTACATATAATTATAAAGATAATGATGATGAGATATTATAAAAATTATAGGAGAAGAAAATAATGGCTATAGTTGGAATAGTATGCGGAACACCTGCTAAATATTGTAATGGAAATACTATTCAGGCTACAAAAGCTTTGATGGGAAATAAAGTCCATGCTAATCATAAAGAAGCTTTTAAATGTTATGCTAAATATCTTGTGGAAATTGAAGGTTATAAGCAAATAGGTAATAGGGAATTTTTAGACCCTAATGGTGGAATAAGGGTTTTAACTAAGAAGTCGAGATTTGGAGGAGAATTAAGAAGTGGAAAAAGAGGAGATGCAGGAACTAGTAAAAGAGGAGTTCCTAGAAAACAATTAGGTGGAATAATCATTTCTAAATAGGAGCTTAAAATGATATGTCCTGATTGTAATACACAAATGGAAGTTATACACGATGATTGGGAAATAGACGAATACGGGATGAAACACCAAGTTAACTTAGTATGGAAATGCCCTAAATGTAATATAGAGATACTAGAAGATGAAGACCATAACATTATTTAAATAGGAGGATAAAATGTTATTATGGATTTTTGGAGCCTTGATAGTTTTTATTTCATTGTTGATTATAGATGTTGAGGATGGCATTGATAGGGCGGTTATATCAGTATCTATTTTATTTGCTATTAGTGTATATATTATTACATTGATTATAATAGCTTTACCTAATGAAACAATAATTAATGAAATTCCTATAATTTCGGTAAGAGATAGCAAGATAGTATCTGGTAATTTTGTTTTGGGAAGTGGAAGTGTTAAAGGAGAAGAATACTATTTTTACTTTGAAAAAATAGGAAAAAACAAATACAAAAGAGGACAAATAAAAACACTATCTACTATATTAATAGAGAATGATAATGTCAAACCTAAAATAAGACGAGTATATATAGTATCAAATAGGAAATGGAAAAAAATATTAGTGGGTGATTATAAAATTAATCCAATTCAGAAAACCTGTGAATTAATAGTGCCAAAGGGAACAATTATCCAAAGATTTGAAGTGCAATAACAAGGAGGATAAAATGAATAATGACCTTTCTGAAGTGTTAATATTTCTTTTAATGGTATTAACGGCAATAATGGTTATAACTGGAATAGGTATAATTAAAATTAATATAAATAGAAATGTTTTTAATACACAATATAAAACTAATTATACTTTAGTAGAATGGTTTTTTGCCGAAGACCTTATAAAAAATTATCTAATAACAGGAGAAAAGAAAAGATTAGATGTTAATTTTAGTGAGAGATATTAGAGGAGGAATTTTTTATGACAGTTAAAGAAAAAATATTACAAGTTTTAAATGAAGTAACAGATTTAGGCTCTGCTCTTGATGTAGGGTTAGAAGATAAACTTCAAAATTTAAATATTGAAGCAGGAGGATGGATTTCTGTAATTTTAGATATTGAAGAAGCCTTTAATATTGTAGTTGAAGATGAAACTATGGACGATTTGATAGATAACGGAAAAACTGTTAAAAATTTAATAGAGGTTATACAAAAATTAACAGATGAAAAAGATGTTAAAGATAAAGAAGAAGAGGAGAAATAATAATGCCATATATAAAAATGTCATATAGGGAACCTATGAATATTATAGTTGAATATATAGGGCGATTAGATATTTTGGGAGATGCTAGTAATCATTATGAAGAGATAGAATCCATTGTTAAACTAATGGATAATTCTGGAGTTGATGTAAATGGAGATTTGAACTATATTTTGTATGCGGTTTGTAAAAGATATGTTAAACCTTCTTACAATAACTACAAAAAATATCTTACAAAATTAAATTTATTGAATGAAGGAGATTTGCCACTTCTTCTAAATAGATTTTATTGTGTTTATGCTAATAATAATGTTAAGAAAGAAAATTTTTATGGTGAATTAGATTGTTGTAAAAGAGAAATTTATCGTAGAATAATTGCTCCTTATGAAGATAAAAAAATTGAAGAAAATAGAGATGTTTATTAAAAATTAATTATACAGGGGGTAGGCTAGTCAGGTGCGGAAAGAAGAAAATGAAAGGAAAGGTAATATAATGACACTATACCAAAGACAGCTTAAGGCGGTGAGAGAGACGAGGGAGAAGTGTATGGAGGAGGATTTGAAGGGGGTGGGACATGATTGGAATATGTGGAAGTGTCCGCTTTGTAGGAAGTTTTATGATGGGGTAGGTTGTCAGGATTGTCCAATCGGGCGCCTGGATGATTATTTTATAGGGTGTATTATTCTCGCAAGATACCCCGATGGCTATCATCGCACCGCTACCCCCCTCGACATGGCCTCCTTCCTCTACTCGCTTGAGTTGTATTTGGAAGAGACGGGGAGGGCGATATGAGGGAGATTAAGTTTCGGGCGTGGAATAAAATAAATAAAAATTTTGTCTATGCCACATTACAAGATTTTTGGGTAAACGGATGGCATTGTGCAGAGGGGCATCTTTGGAACAAAGACGACCCGACTTTTTATAAACCGACTCCCAAAATAGCCTTCAATGATGGTGTTTATACTAAAGATAGTTTCCTTAAAAAGGACAAAAATAGTTTTTACATAAATGCTGATTGGAAACAATACACCGGCCTCAAGGCCAAGAATGGGGTGGAAATATACGAAGGGGATATAATCTCAACAGATTATAAATTTTCTAAACCTCGCATAGGAGAAGTGAAATTAAAATATGGCTCATTTGTGGCTTGCTCTGGGAGCCAAAAATCGGGCGAGTATAGTGAGGTACTTACTAATACAATGTGTGCTGGTTATATTAAAGTCATCGGCAATATCTACGAATATCCACATTTATTGGAGGAGGAGAGGGAAGATGACTAAGGCAAAGACTGTTAGGGAGATATTAGAGAATCTTATATCTCATCATGAAGCATACAAGAGGGGTGATTTATTGGGGGGAACGCATCCTGTTGACCAATCTCTTTCCGAATTCCGTACCCTATCACTTGAGAGGATAAAGGGAGAGAAAAAAGTTTGTACCTGTTCCCATGTAACATACAAATGCGGAGAATGTACTTGCGGAGCTTCTGATTACAACTCTGCCCTCACAAGAGTAGAGGAAATAGTGAAGGAGATGATTAGGTGATTTGGTTTACCGCAGATACGCACTTTAATCATGATGCCATACGAAGATACTGCCAACGACCTTTTGAAACTTGCGAGGAAATGGATGAAACCATTATCACTAATTGGAACAAAGTTATTACTCGAAAAGATACAGTATATCATCTTGGGGATTTTGCCTTTGGCGGACATGATATAGTACGGAAAATACGTGCAAGATTAAATGGACAAATACATCTTATACTTGGAAACCATGATTACAAAAATAGAATCAAGAATATTTCAGGATTATTTTCCTCTATATCAGACATAAAAGAAATTAAATATGAGGAAAAACCGATAATACTTTGTCATTACGCTATGCGAGTATGGAGTAAAAGTCATTTTAACTCGTATCAACTTTATGGACATTCACATGGATTATTGAAACCGCAAGGAAAACAAATGGATGTAGGCGTTGATTGTAACAATTTCACCCCCATATCCATAGATAAAATAATGAGAAAAATGTTAATGCAACCAGACAATTTCAATTTATTAAGGAGAACTCCCCATGAGTAAGAGGAAGAAGATTAAATTGTTGCCAGGCCTATGTGCTTATTGTGGAAAGAAAATATACATACAAAAACTTTGGTGTTCCCCCGCCTGCCAGCATAATTGGGAAAAAGAGTATGAGGGAAGCTACACCCGAAAAAGAGGGATGATGGGATGAAAAGAGTTAAAATACATAAAATTGGAACTGCTAAATATTATAAAGACCAAATAGATAATATCCGTATGGTGTTAATTGATTACGATGGTATGAATACTAAGAAGGCAAGTAATATGAGAAATCTTTTAATTGATATTAAGGATATGGCTGAAAAAGCATTATCGCATAAGGTATTATATTATGGGGAGAGCCACAAATGAAAGTAATAAATAGTGAAAATAAACCTATAAAATTATGGCTCAATAATATTGAAGAAGGAGCATTAGAACAGGCTAAAAATTTAGCTAATCTTCCTTTTACTTTTAAGCATATAGCAATAATGCCCGATAGCCATCAAGGTTATGGTATGCCTATTGGTGGAGTTTTAGCTACTAAAGGAGTTGTAATACCAAATGCAGTAGGGGTAGATATTGGAGCTGTTGATAAAGATACAGAAATATTAACTGAAGTTGGATGGATTACAATAGATAAATATAATAACCAAAAGGTGTTGGTGTGGGATAATTATAATCAAACTTCTTTTTTTAGTAACCCTTTGTTGTATATTGTAAAACCTTGTGAACAATTTACAGAATATAAAAGTAAATATGGATTAGACCAAGTTTTAAGCGATGAACACAGGATGTTAGTATATGAAGGATATGGTAAAAACAAAAAAAATAATACTTATTTTTGTAGAGATTTTAAAGAAAAATTATTAAAAATAAAAAAACGAGATTATTATTCTGTTAGAACTACTTTTCCAACTAATGAAAAGGGAATTGATTTGACTGATAATCAATTAGCTATTATGATTATGGTTTCAGCAGATGGTTGTATAAGACAATCTAATAAAGATAGTTCTTCTGTTGAATTACATTTGAAAAAACAAAGAAAAATAAATCGAAGTAAATTTTTATTAAAAAATGCTAATGTTGATTTTGTTGAATATAAAAATTCGGATGGAATAGTATCTATAATTTTTACATTAGATTGGAAGTGTGAAAAAAGTTTAATTAATTTATATAAATGTAATCAACATCAAGCAAAAATAGTTTTTGATGAATATTTACATTGGGATGGTTGTATTGATGAAAAAAGAAATCATAAAGTATATTCTACAACAAATAAAACAAATGCAGATGTTATTCAATATATTTGTGCAATAAATGGTATTCGTGCAAATATACATCAATATTCAAGCAAAAACGAAAATTGGAAGGATTGGTATAATGTATATCAAACTAACAATAAATATGTTGGATTTACTAAACCAAAAGAAATAAAAATCCCTAATGCTAAAAAATATTGTTTTGTTGTTGAAACTGGATATTTTATTGCAAGAAGAAATGGAAAAATATTTGTTACAGGAAATTGTGGTATGTGTGCTGTAAAAACGTCCTTAACAGATATTACACCAGAACAAATAAAGAAAATTTTCGGAGGTTCGAAAGAATATAAAGGTGGAATTAGAAGCGTAGTTCCAGTAGGATTTAGTCATCACAAGAGAAAACAAGATGGTATACTTATGCCAACTGTTAATTTAAATTTTAGAAATTCTATTGTAGGCAAAGAATTTGATTCTGCTCGTAAACAATTAGGCACTCTTGGAGGAGGAAATCATTTCATAGAGATACAGAAAGGTTCTGATGGACATATTTGGATAATGCTTCATAGCGGAAGTAGAAATTTAGGATATAAAGTAGCAAGACATTACAACGAAATAGCGAAAGAACTTAATAAGAAATGGCATACAAAAATAGACCCTAAATGGGATTTGGCTTTTCTTCCTTTAGATAGTAAAGAAGGACAAGACTATTTGAGAGAAATGAATTATTGTGTAGATTTTGCTTTAGCTAATAGGAAGTTGATGATGGAGAGAATAAAAGGCTCTTTTTTGGAGATAATTACAAAAAATAATGTAAATGGACTTTGTTATAATGAATTTATAGATAGTTTTGATGAAATGATAAACATAGCACATAATTATGCAACTATGGAAAATCACTTCGGACATAATGTAATGGTACATAGAAAAGGTGCTACTTCTGCCAGAAAAGGACAGATAGGAATAATTCCAGGTTCTCAAGGAACTAAAAGTTATATAATTGAAGGATTGGGAAATCCTGAAAGTTTTATGTCTTGTTCTCATGGAGCAGGGAGAACTATGAGTAGAACAAAAGCAAGAGAAAATTTAAATCTTGAAGAGGAAAAGAAAAGATTAGATAATAAAGGAATTATACATTCTATAAGAAATAAGAAAGACCTCGATGAAGCGTCTTCTGCGTATAAAGATATAGACATAGTAATGGAAAATCAAAAAGATTTAGTAAAAATTTTAGTAGAGCTTGAACCTCTTGGAGTAATAAAAGGATAGGTGAAATAAAATGGGAAAAATAAAATTAGAAGATTATAAATATATTACTTATCTTATAGGGGCTATGGAAGCTCCTGCCGAAGGAGATGATGGGAGCAGTAAAAGAGAAACTTTAGAAAAAGAGCTTAAATCTAGATTAGTATATCCTATTAATCCTGTTCAATTGGAAAAATATAAAATAAATATTTCTACAGATAAAGCTAAACAGCAAATGAATCAATTGATAAAAGAAAATAAAGTTTCTGAATTTAAAGATTTTAGTAGATTGATTTGGAAAGGTAAATACCTTATAGATAAAAAATATGGATTAATACATATTCCTGGAGATTTTGATTATGTTAAAATGTCAGATTGGGTTACTTTTGCTTATAATAAAAACGATAAATGTTGCGGTTCTTTTGGTGAGGCTTTTAAATCTTTTGATAGAGAAACTCCAGTATATATGATAACAGATTATACTGAAGAAGAAATTGTTAAAAATATGAAAAAAAGTCTTTTACAGTGTATTCATGGAAGCGGTGGATATATTTTTAGAAGTATAGGGGATTATCTTAATTTTATAGAAAATAAATATGGAGTATCAATAGAACAGGGGAGAAAGTAATGATACAAAAAGCTATTAAAGAAAGTTATAAAATTTTTGATGAATTTAATAGAAATTTTTATAATAATAAATTAGTAACTCCTATAATTTTAATTCAATCCAAAACTAAAAAATATATTTTAGGTACTTGTTCTAATCATCCTATTTGGAATAATAAAACAAAAGATAAAGATAAACGATATGAGATAACTTTAAGTGGAGAATATCTTAACAGAACCATAGACGAAATTGTAACTACTATATTACATGAAATGGTACATTTATATTGCTCGTTAAATAATATTAAAGATACTTCTAATAATGGGGTATATCATAACAAAAAATTCAAACAAGAAGGTGAAGAAAGAGGGTTAATTATAAAAAAAGAAAAAACTATAGGATGGTCAGTAACTACTTTAAAACCAGAAACAAAAAATTTAATAAAAAAATTTAAAATTAATGACAAAGCTTTTGAATATTATAGAAAAAGTATCACAAATCTTAGTAAAAATCCTAAGAAAAAAATATATAAATATATGTGTGAAACTTGTGGTTTAAAAATTTCTCATTATAAACCAGTAAATTTGATTTGTGGAATATGTAACAAAAAATTAGTAGAAAGGGATTAAGATATGAAAAAGAAATTTAACAAAGTACAAGATTCTGGAAAAAGACAATCTTTTGATACTGGAAGTGTAAGAGATACTTCCGAGGGTAAAGGTATGCCCCATCTTATTGCAGGAGAAGTTCTGAAGAGGGCTTTTTTTTATAATAAGAAAGGAATTTATAAGAATGTTTTTTTATATCATTTAGAACAACTATTACTAAATTTTACAACAATACAACAAAAAAGAAATATAGATATTGAATTATCTATTGTTTATGATTGTATAAATAGTATTATGGAATATATACAAGAAATAGAAAATGGTTCTTATTCTGCGGTAATGAAAAGATTGGCTATTCATTATGAAAATGGAGCAAAAAAATATGATAAAAATAATTGGAGAAAAGGACAACCTGTAAGTAGATATTTTGATTCTACTATGAGGCATTTATGGGCAGAAATGGATGGAAAAGAAGATGAAGACCACGCTTCTGCAATTCTATGGAATTTAATAGGAATAGTTCAAACCAAGATAGATATAGAGAAAGGTTTATTGCCTAAAAAGTTGGATGATTATCCATTTATTGTAGAAGAAGTATTTGATAAAAAATAACAAGTAGCAAAGGAGCAAAACATGGACACAAAGGAATACAGTTCAGATGAAATTTTAGGATTTTGTTTGTATTGTAAAGAGCCAATTACAATTTATGATAAATATAAGGTATTGAATGGGGATTTTTACCATAAAAATTGTTATAAACTTATAAAAGAAGATACGGATTATTTTGATTATGGAAACTATACAGAATAATAATTTTAAAGTTATTTTTATAGATTGGTCGGTATTTGTTCATCGAGCAATTTTTTCTTGGAGGAATAATAAAGCTATTCCTCCAGAGTATACTTGTTTAAATATGATAATAGCTTCTCTAAGAAGAATAGGTATTAATAAAGAAGATAAGATTTTCCTTGCTTGTGATGGTAGACATAGTTGGCGAAAAGATATTGCTCCAGAAGAATATAAAAAAGGAAGAAAACAATTTAGAGAAAGTTTTGAAGATATTCCTTGGCAAGAAATGTGGAAAAAATTTAATAGTTTGCTGATAGCAGTATCAGATGGAACTGGATGGCAAACATTAAGGAAAAATCATATAGAAGCGGATGATTGGATGGCGGTTGGTAGTAGAGTTTTTAAAGATAGTGAAGTAATATTAGTTACCTCTGATGCTGATATGGAACAATTAGCTATATACCCAAATGTTAAATTATATTCTCCGCTTATAAAATATAAAGGCGGTAAGGGCGGTTATAAAATAATAGATAATCCTTATAAGATATTGGCAAAAAAAGTAGAAAAAGAAGCGTCGGATGGATTAGAAAGTCCAATACTTTCATCAGGAGATTTTGAAAAGAGAAAAATGATAGTATCTTTGATAGAGTTACCAGAATGGGTAGAAGGAACTTTAACAAAAACTTTTGACAAGCTTAAAAATAAAACTAAGAAAGGAGATTTAATATTTATACCTTATAAAGGACTAAAAGAAAAACTTAGAAAGATATATACTGATAGAGATAAAACTATAGATTATAATAAATATGTAGAATATAAAAAAAATAAAAGGAGGAAAGAAAATGGCAGAAGAAAAAAGAAAAGAAGAACAGCAAAGAGTTAAAGAGATTCCTGAGAAATATAATAAAAAGATTCAGGAAATGATAAAACAAAGAAATGAATATGCTCAGAATGTTGCTAGGTTTTCTTTACAAGTTACTAATCTTTTAAATAAGTTAGATGAAGCTAAAGCTAAAGTTATGGATTATCAAAAGAGAGATAAAAATCTTTTTGATAAAATTAATACATTACTACAAAAAACATTTAAAAAGTTTAAATTAGATAAGGATAAAGGGCATAGATGGCACTATGATGGTGCAGGGCATTTTATTGGAGTACCTATACCCAAAAAAATTAAAAAGGACGAAAATATAAACCCTAATAAGCAATAAACAGGTATTTAAACCTATATCAAGGAGGAAATTATGAAGGGATATTTTAAAACAGTATGGAAAACGGATGATGAAGATACTGGAGAAGTAATATATAAAGCTAAAATAGCTGAGGAAAAAGAAGATGATGGTGAATGGTATGACTGTACAGAAGCAGTATATAATTTTGCTGGTAATAGGATAGAGGAAGATGATAGAGTAGATGTTACTATGGAAGAAGATGAGGACGAAGAGATAGTAACCAGAATAAGTAAAACAGGTGGAAAGAGTAAGAAATCTTTTAGGGGAGGTTCTGCTAAAAAGAAATATTCTGGTAAATCTTCAAAGCGATATTCAAATAAAAATTACAAAAGTTCTAAAAAATATAATAAGACTGGTTCTACTAATAGTGGTTCATACAGTAAAGGATTTGATAAAAATTTAAGTATGAAACAAACTTGTATGAATAGTGCTGTTGAAGCTGTAAAAGTTTTACAAGGACAACTAGAAGGTGTGGACACTTTAATAACCAGCGTTGTAGAGATTTATGAAGCCTTATATGATACAATAAAAAAATAAAATTTATAAGGAGATATTGCTATGAATAAAGTAGATACCAAGCTATTAAAATCTTTGATAGAGATACCTTCTCCGAGTGGATTTGAGCAAACTTTGGTATATCATATTAGAGACAAATTAGTAAAAATATTACCTTCTACTGTTACTTTGGAAATAGATTACCATAACAATTTGGTAATTTCTATTCCAGCCTTAAAAAAACCTTCAAAAACTGTAATAGTAGATGCTCATGCTGACCAATTAGGATTTTTAGTAACCAATGTAAATAAATACGGATTTATATCGGTTAATCAAATTGGAGGGCATGATATTCAATTAATAAGGGCTAGAAATGCTTTAGTATTGACTGAAAATGGGATAATTAATGGTGTAGTAGACGCTAAACCTATTCACCTTATGGAAGGAGATGAAGATTTTCCAAGCAAGACTTCAGATTTAGTCTTAGATATAGGAATTAGAAATAGAAAACAAGTTTTAGAAATGTTATCTATAGGAGACCCTATAATTCTAAAACCTAGTTTTGAAGAACTTTATGAAGGAAATTTTGTAGGTTCTGGATTTGATGATAAGATTGGTTGTTTTACATTGATAAAAGTTATACAAAAATTAATAGCGTCCAGACATAGAAATCTACCTACTATAAAATTTATATTTTCAGCACAAGAAGAAATTGGATGTTTCGGTTCAAGAGAAGTGGTTAGAAGAGAAACCCCCGATTTATTTATAGGAGTAGATGTTATTCATGCTACAGATTATCCTAATGTGGACGAAAGAGATTCTGGAAGATGTATATTAGGAGAAGGAAGTGCTATAATGAAAGGTATAAATATATATAGACCAGTAAATAATTTATTACTTTCTATAGCCGATAAGAAGAAAATTCCTTATCAAATAATAGCTACTAATAGTTATGGCACAAATGCAGGTATGGTTTCTCATACTAATGATGGGGTAAGAGTTTTAGATATAGGAATACCTTTAAGAAATATGCACTCTCCAGTAGAGATAATAAATGAAAAGGATGTAGAATCTGCGGTAGATTTGATTACTCAATTACTTATAGATAAAAGGCTCAAATCTAAACTCTAAGGAAGTGATATGATGTTAATGATATATATTTTAAGAATTTTGTTATCTGTGGTTTTAGGAGCAATAGTAGGATTTGAAAGAGAGCATCAAGACAAACCTGCTGGACTTAGGGATATAATTTTGGTTACAGTAGGAGCAACTTTATTTTCGGTTTTAGTTTTTGAAATTCTTAGAATAATTTCAGAATTGGGAGTTGATAAAAATATAATTAGATTTGATATTGGTAGAATATTTGCCTATGTTATAGCCTCTATAGGTTTTCTTGGTTCGGGAGTGATTATAAGTAAAAAAAATAAAGTAGAAGGTATAACTACAGCCAGTTTACTTTGGGTTATGGTTTCTACAGGATTGTTAGTAGGTATAGGAAGTTATTGGGTAGCTATAATAGCAACTTTAGTTTTATATTTAATTTTAAAAATTAAATATGTAAATAATTGGTGGGATGAAAATCATGGAAAAAAAGAAAATTAAAACAGTAAATATTATCCCTAACTATATTAAATGTAGAAATTGTTATGGAGAAGGATGGTTATCTTCTTCAGAAGGTACTTACACTTGTAAAGCATGTGAAGGAACTGGTAAATTTCTTAATGGATATGAAATGGTGATTACAAATGAAGATGGTCAGAAATATGGATTTTTTGTGGACACCATAAAATAAAGGAGAAAAGAAGTGCACAAATTTATGATAGGTATGTTATCTGGAGTATTTGTTGGAATGATATTAGCATCTGGAATTTGCATCCAATTTGTAGACAATGTTAAATTTCAACACCGAATAGAAATGATTGAAAAGGGAACTAAAGAATTCCAAAAAGGATTTGAGGTAGGTAGTGAATATGGTAAAACCTTAGCAGGGAAATAAGATGAAGATAGAAAAGTTTACAAAGTTAGAATAGGATGGAATGGTTCTGTTACTAAGGAAGCAAGAAACATAAAATAAGGATTAATTATGGCTAAAGGCAGTGTAGGAAATAGAAATGCCCATAGACGAAAAGTAAAAAGGCATAAATTTAGGAAGAGAAGAAGAAAACATAGACATAAGAAGAGAAAAGTATAATTATTGCCAAGTAGTGTAATGATAACACTTCAGGTTTTGAGCCTGGCATTGTAGGTTTGATTCCTACCTTGGCATCCATATATAGCAAAGGAGCATTAGTGAATTATAGAACAGTAATTTCTAAACATTTGTTAGAATATTTAAAATATCAAGATATAAAAGTTAAGAAAATGGGCAAAACTTATATGTTTGTATGTCCATTTTGTAAGGAAGAAAAACCTTCTGCATCTATACTTCTTCCAAATAGACATTTCTTTCAATGTTGGAATTGTAAAAAGAAATATAATCTTTTACAAGTAGCTAGGAAATTAGAGAATTATAAAAAAGTTTCTGACGAGGAAGTTTACCAAGATATTAAGGAAAAACTTAAAATAAAAATTAATACCAAACAAGATGATAAAGTTTTAGATAAATTATTAGATTTTTATAATATGAATAAATTTGATTTGGTTCCTATTGCTAAAGAATCTAAGGTTCCAGTAGAAAAAAATTGGACTAAAGCTTCACATAAAAAACTATCAGAATGGAAAGAATGGATAAATAATGATTTGAATATTGGAGTTAAATCTGGAAAAATAAGTAATATTACTGTAATAGATGTAGATATACTTACCAAACAGGAGAAAAAAGAAATAAGGGAAGGGCTTGCGGATGAAAAAAGAAAGGAAGAAATTTTAAAAAGAAAAGAAGCACTTGAGAAAAAAGTAGATGACATTTTAAAACCTTTTATAGGAAATAAAAAAACTTTAAAAATGGAGAATTTGGGAGGGTATCAGTTATTTTTTAAATATGAAAAAGATATTCCAAAAACATATTTTGATATAGAAAATATTCATATAGATATAGAAAATGATGGCGGTTATTGTTTAATTCCACCTTCTAAATTACCAAATAGTGAAAGAAAGTTTACTTCTTTAATTCCTCCAGTAAATATGCCTACCAAATTAAAAGATTTTATAATTAAAAAAACTGGAAGAAAAAATAAAAAATCTGTAGATGAGACTTTAAAAGAAGAAATTAAAACTGAGAATTTTTCTGAACCTCTAAAATTGAAAAATAATAATCTTGAAGGTATTTGTAATAATTCTTTTATTAAATTAGGAGGGATTTTAAGGAAACAATTAAATCTTAACCAAACTTCTTATGCTTTGCATGTATTAAATAAACATCTTCTTGAAGACCCTATGCCAAGTAAAGATATTAATGCTATGATTAGAGAGATAGATAAGTATATAGAATTCGATGAAGAAGCTTTAGCTGACGAGGTTTTGAGTTATTTAAGAGATGTAGATGAAGCAGGAAGGAGAGAAATTTCTAATTCTGTGGTAGGAACTGATAGAGGAGAAGATAATAAAAGAGTAGTTAAGACTTTAAAATATCTTATAAAGGAACAGAAAGTATTAAAAAAAGGAAGAACTTATAAATTAAGAAATAAAATAGAATGGAAAGAAAAACTTATTGATGTAGGTATTCCTATAGATTTTAAAATGCCATATTTTAATGATTTGATGAATTTTCACAAAGGAGATTTAATATTAATAGGAGCCTCACCAGGAGTAGGTAAGACTTCTATTAGTATTAATATTATAAAAAGATTAGTTAATCAAAAAATAAAACCTTATTATCTTTCACTTGAGGGAGGGTCTAGATGGGCTAAGACAAGCTTACAGTTAGGATTGAAGGAAGGAGATTTTTTCTATCACGAAACTTCTGACCCTTATGACGTAGAAATAGAAAAAAATTCTATTACTATTCTAGATTGGGTATGTCCTCATAGTTATGCGGAATTTGATAAAATTCTTAAACATTTGAATGATAAAGCAAGAGATAAACAATCCATATTAATAGTCTTTGTACAATTAAGAGATAATGGTCAATGGTTAGCTAAAGATTTGATAACTCAATTTCCTTCTTTTGCTGTAAGATATATTTATGAAGAAGATAGTAAAGGAGAATATGGGAAATTTGTGATAGATAAAATTAGAGATGCTAAAAGAAGAATTAAAAATTTTGAAATTCCTTGTAAATATATATGGGAAACCAAAGAGTTTGTACGAGTTGATGAATTGGATGAAGATGAAAAACCTAAAAAAGGAAATAAAAAGAAATGAAATATATAAAAAAAGTAAGTAAAAAATCGGTTGAGAAATTTCTTGGGGTAAAGTTACATTCTAATAAAACAAGTATAGGGGCAGATACCGCTACTTATCATACTGCTTTTGCTATAATAAAAACTACTTCTTCTTATGTAATATTAGAAAAAACCCATAAAATAACAGTTCCTAATATTCCTCGTAAATCAAAAAGCAAAACTAAAAAAGCTTTAGATAATGTTGACCTTTTTACCGAGCAATTAGATAGATTTAAAGACGAATTATCTCAAGAATATAAATTTGATTTTGTTAAAATAGAGGATTGTTTTTATGGTTTTTCTGTATTTACTACTAAATTATTATCTTACAATGGCATATTAACTTATGATAGATTAAAAAGGATAGCCAATAATGCTACATTAATAAATCCTACATCTGCGAGGGCAAAAGTAAAGTTTAAAAAATCTAAAAAGAAACTGAAATCTCATCAACTGAAAAAAGAAATTGTGGAATATGTAAATAAAGCATTAAGTCTTGAATTAAAGATTTCTGAAAATGATACCGCAGATGCTATAGTGCTTTCATTATCAGGATTAGTACAAAGTTAGTAATAAAATAGGTAGATATTAATGCTTGACAACCTTATATATCTTATGGTATAATAATAATATAGGAGATTTTAATGTTAGAAAATAATAAAAAATTAGAAAGATTATATAAAGTTTTAGGTAAGGATTATGTATTAAAAAAAGCTTCTGAAATATCTGAAAGTGAGATAGTTAGAACTGAAGTTTTTGGGTTGGATTATGTTTTGGATGGTGGTATAAGACTTTGTGAAGGTGGACATAAAATCGAATTTTTCGGAGATGAATCATCTGGAAAATCTACGTTTTGTTTGTTTATTATAAAGAAATATCAAAAACTTGGAAAAAGCGTGGTTTATATAGATACCGAACATTCCTATGATAAATCTTGGGCTAAACATTTAGGAGTAGATAATGAAAAATTGTTAATACTTACTCCACGAAATTTAGAGGAAATAGGAGATATTTTACCTAAACTGATACCTGAAGTAGATTTGATAATTATTGATAGTATAGTTGCTCAATTAGCCAAAGAACAAATAGATAGAGGAACAGATGAACCTACTATGGCTTTACAGGCAAGAGTTAATTCTATTATATGTGGAAAAGTTTATGAAGCTATAGAGGATAAAAAAACTACTATTATTTTTGTAAATCAGGTTAGAGAAAAAGTAGGGGTTATGTTTGGAAATCCTGAGACTACCAGTGGTGGACATGCCCTTAGACATTTATATAACACTCGTATAAAATTTAAAAGAAGTAAAGGTATAGATAAAGGAACTGGAAGGGAAAAAGAAAGAATAGGGAATGAAATTATATTGAATTGTATAAAAAATAAAAGAGGGAAGCCTCATAGGAAAACTTGTATTAAGTTTTATGATACTGGAAAGATAAATCAAAAAGAATCTATATTGTTTAAGGGTATTCAATTTGGAGTTGTAGATATAAGGAAAAATACCTATATATTTAAAAATAAGAAAGGAACTAAAAATAAATTTCTTGAAAAATTAACTCCTAAAGATTGGAAAGAAATAGAAGAAGGGATTTGGAATAAATTAAATCCTAAAGGGAGGTCATAGATGATACGGGAACAGGTTAGGTTATACTTACGCAGAGCATATGTTCAAGGAAAACATATGTCTCCATTTAAGGAAGAACGAGTTGACCAACTCCTCTTCGCCATTCACGAGTGGCTTGAGGCAAGGCGAGATATATGGGGCAAAGGAACGTTAGCTGTTAACGACCTTATAACCGAACTCCAAGCGGAGATAAAGAAGGAGAGCACTAATGAGAGTTAAAAAAATAGAAAAATTAGCCAAATCAGAAGAAACAGTAGAAATGATATTATCAGAAGTTAGAGATAGTATAAAAATAGTAGATGAAACAGCAAAGAAATTAAAAAGAGATATATCAGATAATCCTCAAACTATTAGAACCCTTTTAAGTAAAGTTACAGGTGCTCATTCTGACCTTAAAACTGCTTGGGGAGTAGTAGACACTGCTAAAACTAATACTCAGTTGGATTATTATTTTAAAGTAAAAAATACACATGACACTAAGAAAGATGGTAAGTTTAATTCTACAGCTACTAAAGAAGAAGCTAGAGCATTGGTTCAAAATTATAGGAGAATACGAAATTATCTGCAAGCCTATGTAGAATCTGCAAGCCAAGATATTTCTACTTTACAAAGTTTGAAGAAAAAGACAGAACAAGAATTTCAAACTTCAGGAGAATAAAATGTTATATTGGATATTTTATATAATGATGTTAATAGGTTATTTGGGGGTATCTCTTTTAGTTCCTGGATTAAAAATCAAAACTATAGGTATTCTTTTGGTAATGGTTAATGCTTTAATATTTTGGAGAGGATAATGAAGAGAACTTTTATAAGAAAATTTATGGAAAAAGAAGTAGAATATTGGCGAAAAAGATTTCATATTAAACCTATTGATGTAAGTCAAGATAATACTATGTGGGCTTGGGGAAGTGTTGGAAGATATGCATGGGATAATAGTAGATTTTATTTACAATATAATGCTAAAAATATGTCAAAAGATAAAAATTTAACTAAAAATGATTTGATGCGTTTAATATTTCATGAATTAGGACACTTAAAAAATAAAGCTTTTAGTTCTGAAATGGGAAGCATAAATGCTGAATATATTGCAGAAATCCAATGTTTAAAATGGATGAAAAAATATTTGTCAAAACATTTTTATAACTTACATATCAGCCGACAACAAAAAAATTTAAAAAATCTACAATGGTATAAAAATAAAACTAGATATAGAAGAGCTTGGAAAAAAATAAAGGAATATAATTGTGAATCTTAAAGACCATATACAAGAAAATACTTGGTGGTATAGTAACTGTAAAAGACAGAGAAAAAGACACGCTAAAATATGTCAAAATTGTCCTTTTATATTTTATATAAAAGATGCCGAGAAAGATATTAAAAAATATAAGAAACTTTTAGATAAATTAAAAAGGATAGGCAAAACAAAAAAATGGGAATAATAACAGATAAAGCTTTAAAAATATTAGAAGAAAATTTTGAAGATTTATTAGAACAACCTGCTTCTTTAAGTGGCAAATATCATAGAAGCGAAACTATGAGAGAACATCTTACAAGATGTGCAAATATTATGGAACATCTATGTGATGCCTTTGATATTAAGGATTCAGATAGAGATATGCTAGTAGCAAGTGCATGGTTACATGATATTGGTAAATTAATTTTAGCAGTAAAAGGAGAAGTAAATAAAAAATTATGGAGAAATCATCCTACAGGTTGGTCTAGAATGGATTGGATGATGAAATTACATCCACAAATAGGATATATATTATTAGAAGAATTTAGAATTGGAAGAAGAACAGAAATACAAAGGTTAATAAGTGTGCATATGGGGCATTGGTATAAAAATCCTTTTGTGCCTAAACCTAAAGGATTATACGAACATTTAATTATATTGGCTGATTATTTAGCAAGTAGAAAAGGAGATTTATTTAATTATGAAGAAAATAACAGATAAAATAACGATATTGAAAGTTTTAGTAGGTAGTAGAGCACATGGATTAGCCACTAAAAATAGTGATTATGATTATAGAAGTGTTTATGTAATTCCAACCCAAAAATTGTTATCTTTAAATTATAAATATAAAGGAAGCCATTGGATAGAAGATACAAATAAAGATAATACTTCTTATGAAATAGGACATTTTTTATATTTAGCGGTAAAATGTAATCCTTCGATATTAGAAGTATTTAAGGCTCCTGCAATAGAAGCTACAGGAGAGGGTTTAAAATTGCAAAATTTATTTCCTTATATATGGAATCCTCAAGATGCTTTTAATGCGTTTATTGGTTATGGGTTAAATCAAAGAAAAAAATTCTTAAATAAAAAAGATAAAAAACCAGGAAAATTTGCAGTTGCATATATTAGAACCTTAAATTATTTATTGGATTTGTTAGAACACAAAGATTTTGATATAAAAGTAAAAAAAGATTTAGCTAAAATTCTTATGAGATATAAAAAAGAAGGTTATTATGGTATGGGAGAAATTATAAATTATGCTGAAGAATTACAAAAAATGGCAACTATAAAATTAAAAAATTGTAGACATATACCTAATATAAACAAAGTAAATGAATTTTTATTAGAAATTAGAAAAAGATACTGGAAATGTTAGAACAAAGAGCAATAAAACAATATAGAAAAGGAAAATCTTTAGATAAAATAGCAAAAATGTTAGGTATGCCTGGAGAAATAGAAAGGATTAAAACTATACTTAAAAGTGCAGGTATAAAAATAGGAGATAAAGACAATGATAAAGTTTAAAGAGTATTTTTTCTATTTGGGCATATTAAGATATTCTAAAAAAATGGGTGATAAGATGTCAATTTTTATTTTGAAAGAGCATGATAATGAAGAAGATATTAAAAAAAAGATGGGAATATTGGAAAAATATAAAGACCTCTTTTATAATTTAACTGTTAATACAGAAGAAAGATATTGTAGATGTAGACCTTGCAAGAGAAGGTCAAATATTTTTTGTAGATGTAGAAGGTTTTTAAGACGGAGATTAAGAAGAAGAAATAAAGGATATAATCCTCCTCCTAAAAATCCTCAACCTCGACCAAGACCAACACCACAACCAAGGAGTTATTATGATGACAGACCATAAAGAAAGATTTAATAAATGGGCAAAAAAATATGATAAGTCAATATTACAGTATCTATTATTTAATAGAACTCACGATAAAATGATACAACTTATGAAATTAGAAGATAGTTATAATGTTTTAGATATTGCTTGTGGAACTGGTAAGTTTTTAAGAAAATTAGAAAATAGGTCGGAATATCTATATTTATATGGAGTAGATTATTCTAAAAAAATGATAATACAAGCAAAAAAAGAAAATAAAGGAAATATAAAATATTCTATAGCTCCAGCAGAACAACTTCCTTACTATGATAATAAATTTCATATAATAGCGTGTTCTCATGCTTTTCATCATTTTGATAATCAATACGATGCTATTAAAGAATTTCATAGAGTATTGACTAAGAATGGCATATTAATAATAGCTGATGGATGTGTTGATAATTTTTGGGGCAATATTCTATTTGGGAAAATAATAACATTTATAGAGAAGAATGTACATCATGTTCCTGCGGAAGTTTTAAAAGAAGAATTACAAAATCAAGGATTTAAAGTATATAAACAAATAGTTATTAATAAAATAGCACCTACTTTGATAACAGTTGCAAGGAAGATATGAAAAAATTAATGCCAATAAATATCTTAGATTTTATATCTGCTTCTATAGTTTTAATTTCTTTATATTTTATAAATACTTTTAATATTTGTTGGCTTTTTTATGCTTTAGCGTGTGGAATCTATATTATAATAAATTGGAAAAAAAGATTATATGGACAAGCTATCATGAATATAGTAGCAAGTTTTATTGCTATTAGAAATTTTATATTTTAAAATAAGGAATGTGATAATGAAAAATAAAAATTTAATTTTGATGGTAGGCAATATAGGAACAGGGAAATCTACTTTAACTAAAGAATATTCTAAAAAAGGATATGTAGTTATATCCAGAGATAGTTTAAGATATGGAATTGGTGCAGGGAAATATATTTTTGATTTAGAATATGAACCTACAATATGGAATACTGAATTATTTATGTTTAGAAATTTTGTTAAATTGGGAGTTAATATTATAATAGACGAAGTAGGTATTAACAGAGAACTGAGAGCTAGATATATCAAATATGCTAAAAGTTTTGGATATACCATTATTGTTATAGAAATGCCAAAACTAACTATGAATGAAGCAGTAAATAGAAGAATGAATGACCCTCATGGACAACCCGATAGAAAATTATGGGAACAAGTTTGGACAAAATTTAATAATATGTATGAAAAACCTGTACATGATGAAGGTATAGATATTATTGAAAGATAATATGGTAATGACATAATAGATTATTTGGAGAAATTTTTATAATGAAATTATTAAATATAGCAAATCATAGAAGGACTATTTATCTATTTCTTAGAGATGATAAGGGTAAACAAGAAATTAGAACAGTTACTAATTTCTTTCCTTATTTTTATGAAATTTCTGATGAAATAGAAGGTAAATATAGAGCATATAATGGAACTCCACTAAAGAAAATTATGGTCTCGGAACCTAAAAATGTAAGACAAATGAGAACTGAAGATTCATTTGAATCTGATGTATTATTTACGAATAGATATTTGATTGATAGGATAGATAGTATAGAAAAAACCTCTATTAAATATTTCTTTATAGATATAGAAGTAAAATCGGATGAATTTCCTGTTCCAGAACAAGCGAAATATCCAGTTTCATTTATTACTGTTTATGATTCTTTTAAAGATAAAACTATTACTTTTGATATTAGAGAATATGAAAGTGAATTTGAGATGTTGGAAAATTTTTGTAAATATATTAAGAAAGAATCTCCAGATTTAATTTTGGGATGGAATGTAATGTTTGATTATAAATATTTATACTATAGAATGAATGAAGAATTTGCGGAAAATATAAGCCCTATAGGTAAGACTAGATATGGAGATGGAGAAATTTGGTTTCCATCTGGAATTTCTATTATTGACTATATGACTTGGTTTAAAAATTTCACAAGAAACCAAGAAAAAAGATACTCTTTAAATTATATTGCTCAAAAATATCTTGAAGATAAGCCAAATCCTGATACTGATTTTAATAAAATTTCGGATGAAGTTAAAGACAAGAATATAAAAGACGTTAAAAAATTGGTGAGATTGGAAAAGAAATATCAACTTATTAATCATTATGATGAAATTCGTAGATTTTCTATGGCAAATTGGGAAGACCTTGGAGTATTTAATAGTAGAGTTATAGATATGCTTTTATTAAAAGAAGCTAAGAAAAAAGGTATAGTATTGCCTATGAAGAAAAGAGATGCAGAATCAGGAGAATTTGAAGGTGCACATAGGAAAAGTTATTATACAGGTAGATTTTTTAATGTTGGCTCCTATGACCTTTCAGGAGCCTATATGTATGCTATTATAGATTTATGTTTAGACCCTGCGAATGTTTCAAATAAAAAAAGTTCAAATACTATTCCTGTTAATATTACCGATAGAGAAACTAAAGTAATAAAAGAAACTTACTATGTTAAACAAGACAAAGAAGCTATTTTACCTATAATAGCAAAAAAACTAATTGAAGAAAAAAATATACTTAAAGAGAAAAAGAAAAAAACTGACCCAAGTTCTGATGAATATGAAGATATTAAAAATAAATATGAAGCTTTAAAAACTATTGTACTTTCGGCATGGGGAGTGATTGGAAATAAATATTTCAGAATGTTTGACCATAGAGTAGCAGGAATGATTACAGCAGTAGTTAGAGATTTAATTTGGTATGTAGAAGATGAATTAAAAAAGAAGGGATATAAAGTTTTATATGTTGATACTGATGGATTTATTATAGATGATAAAGGAAAAAATATAGAGGAATGGTTAAATGAAGTAATAATTAAATGGGCGAAAGAAAGATTTAATAAGAAAGTAAATATAGTTTTTGAACATGAAGGTAATTTTGAGAAATTATTTATTGCCACTCGTTGTAGGTATAAAGGTTATTTAAGAACTTTTGCTGGATTAGAAGAAAAAATTAAAGGATTAGAAATTAAGAGAAAAGATAGTACAGAGTATCTTTCTAAGTTTCAAGATATTCTTTTAGATAAGATTATGAATAAAGAATCTAAAGATAAAATATTTAATTGGATAAAAAATGAAATTAAAAATCTCAAAAATAAACCATTGAAAGAAATTGCTTTTCCTTGTAAGATAAGTAAGCCTATTAAAGACTATAAAAGCGTTCCAATCTTTGCCAGGGCTTTAGAAAATACTGAGAATTTTAAAAGAAGAATAGGACAATCTTATTATTGGATATATATTAAACCACAAGAAAAACCTAAAAGAAAAACCCAAATAATAGTTAAAGGTTATCTTGAAGGAGAAGATTATAAAGAAATATTAGACAAAGATTTATCTAGAAGTGAGGGTATAGAATATATAACTAATAAATTAGAATTAGAAGAAGATAAATATAAAATAAGCATATTGCATCGAAAAGAAAAGCCTAAAAATGTTATTGCTTTTGATGAAGAAACTCAAGATAATATAGATAAGAATATAATAGATTGGAAATTAATGATAGAAAGAAATATTTTAATGAAGTTGGAAACTCCCTTTACTGCGATGGGGTGGGAAGTAAAGGAAATAAAATAATGGATATACTAATTTACGCAAAACCAGAACAAGTAGAACATAAGATGATAGAAAATGTAAATACTAATGAAGTTATATATTGTTATTGGACAGTAGGAGTACACCCAAGTTTAAAATCTAATAAAATAATCAATAAAGTTTGTTTTTCTGATGGCAATAAAATCTTTGCTGAAGGGGATTATATAGGTAATGACTATGAACCTACTGAAAGAGGAGAGAAAAAAGTTATTTGTTTTGAACCTCTTAAAAGAACAAATAAGAAACAACCAAAGAAACCTCCCACAAGAGGATGGTGCTATATAAATGTCTAAATATATATGTAAAAATTGTAATGGTCAATTTTATAACCCTAAGAAAAATAAATGCCCTTTTTGCGGAAGCGATAAAATAGATTCTCTTAAAGTCCGTAAGAAATGGAATAGAAATCCTTCTGAGCAAGTACATAAAGACAAAACCAAATATGATAGAAACAAAGAGAAAGATAAAACCAGAAAGGATATAAACAATGGATTATGAAAATGATAAATTTCAACGTATTTTTTCATGTATAGAAAAATATAAACTTCAATATCAAATAATATCTGATGGTAAACATTATTATTTAAAAATAAGACCTTGCGTAAAGAAAGATTATAAGTCTTTTAAAGATGAATATAAATGTTATAAATGGGAATGGGTATATACTTATAAATCTAGTCCTGGCGGTTTAGGGGAAATAAATGAAAGACAAGTATGGTTTTCAGAAAGAGATGCAGAATACTATATGAAAAAAAGATATGGTATGGCAATAGAAAGATATAGAATAGAAAGGATAATTTAAACAGATGAAAACTAAAAAATTAACCAAAACTCAACAATTAAAATTGATAGAAGCTATATGTTTAATACATGGAACAGAAACCAAAAATCCAGAAACTAGAATAATACTTGAAAATATATATAAAATTGCTCATCTTAATAGCACTTGTAAAAATAAACATTTAGACTGGCATAAAGAAGGACAAGATTTAATTAAATTTTTTAATAAAAACAGTATAGCTAAAATATAAAGGAAGAAAAAAATGTATAAAATAAATTTAAGTCGGAAGCGAGTAATATTAGGTGATGATTTTTTCAATATTCCTTTAGTAATATATGTCGAAACTAAAAAAGAAGTTGGCAATATTATCTTAAATTTATCTGAAGATATAGCATTTAATATTGAAAAAGTAGATGAAAAAGTCGTAACCTATAAAGAATTAATAGAAGCGTTAAATCAAGAAAATAAACCCAAAGATTTACATTTTGGAAAAGATAATTCTGATGGTGGAAATGATATGTACCCACCAGAAGTTTAATGCTTAAAGAAAGGAGGATATAGATATGTCTTTAGCAAGAAATCATATGTATGATGACCTAGGGGAGATAGAAAAAAAGTTAAAAGATGATAAGACAGATGTTACCATAGCAGATGTAGTTAAACTTTTATGTTTGCTCTGCAAAATGGTGGTGGATATTAGAAGCAATACTAATACAGGTCAAAGGAAAAGAAGAAAGAACTTTAGGTCTAAGTCTCAGGGAAAAAGTGAAGGAATTAGTACCAAGTTAAATATTCCTGAAGATAAGACTAAGACCGAATAAACTATAATAATAGAGAGGGAGATAAACTCTCCCTCTCTGAACCCAAAAAAATTATGAGTAAAAAAAGTAATAGAGAAAAAGGACAAGCTTTTGAAGATTTGGTACAAAAATGTATTAATTCAGGAGCTTTTGAAATAGATAAGGGAGATTTAAGAGGCAAAGACCTTTTAATAGAAGTAAAATATACAGATAAAAAATCCTATAGATTAACTCAAAAAGTATTGGAAAAAATTTGGAATGAAGCATTAGATAGAAATAAATTACCAAGAATAGTTATAGGCATACCAAGAAAGAACGAAAGGGAATTATTTATAATTAATGGATATATACATATAGAAAGGAAGCCTAAACTATGAATGTAAAATGTTTTTGTTGTAAAAAAGAAAAAGAATGTATTAAGATAGATGGTAGATATGTTTGTAAAAGTTGTAATCATTTGAAGCCTAAAAAGGAGGAAGAAAATGGGTAATATGAGGATAGATAAAAAGTTATTTATAGAGTTGTATAATTTAGGAAAAAACGATTATGAAATCGCAGAGCTTATGAAAATAGGCGAAAGAACTGCTCAAAGATATGCTCAAAGACTTAGAAAAAAAGGAACCATAAAACCAAGAATGGATTTAAATTTAAGAAATAAAGTAGGAAGTAGAGATATAGATTCTGAGCAAATTAGAGAAGTTATTAAATCTGCTAAACAGGAATGGACAATACCTAAATCTAAAATAATAAAACCTACTAACAAAGGTTTTAAAAAATATTTATATGTAGCAGATAACCATGTACCAGAGCATGATATACCTGCACATAAAGCTATTTTTAAGCTTATGGAAGATGTAAATTTTGATGGATTTAGGGTTGTTGGGGATTTTATGGATATGTCTCCGATTAGTCATTGGAATAAAAATAAGAAAAAGACTTTAGAAACTCAAAGATTAAAAGAACATTACGCTATAGGTAATGTTTTATTGGATGAATTTGATAAGAGACTGCCAAAAAATTGTGATAAGGCTTATTTTTGGGGAAATCATGAAGATTGGTATAAAGGACTTATAGAAGAAATGCCAGTATTGGAAGGATTAATAAGTCCTACTACCGAACTTAATCTTAAAGAAAGAGGCTATAAGGTTTATGAAGATACTAATTATATAGAAAGAATAGGTAGATTGTCAGTTACTCATGGTATATATGCAACCATATATGCGGTAAGAAGGCATATACAAAGTTTTATGACTAATGTATTATTCTTCCATACTCATACTATAGCATCAAGAACAGAATTATCAAGTGCAAAAGAAATATCTATAGTAGGGTATAATGGAGGATGTCTTTGTAACAGAGCACCTGCATATGGTAAGAATAGGCCTAATAGATGGGAACATGGTTTTGTGATAGTTTATTATTTGCCAAATGGATATTTTTATGTAGATAATATCAGAATTATCAAAGGCAAATTTGTATATAATGGAGTTTTGTATGATGGAAATGAAAAATAAAAGGAGGAAGAAGTGAACATGAAAAAACCTACTACTAAAAGAACTTATGGTAAAACCAAAGATGGTAAATTAAGAGTTATTACTACCAGCACTCAAGAGATAGATATTTCTCTACTTTTGACTAATAGGACTGTCATAGAAAGAAGAATGGCAGGATTTAAAAAACAACATGAGGAAAATCAGAAACAATTTGACCTAGAACTAGAAACTTTACAGATTCAATTAGATGCAGTAAATAAAGCAATAGAAGAAGCTAAAAAACTTGGCATATCAATAACTACAAAAAATAAAGAAAAAAAATAATGAAATTTATTTGGACTGACCCTCATATAGAAGAAAAAGCATTAAAAGAACTTGAGCAAATTTTTATAGAAATTGTTCAAATAGGTAAGAAAAATAAAGCTCAAACTATGATAATGCTTGGTGATTATTTTAATAAGAAAAATCCTACTCCTAAAGAATATTCTTTTGGTTTGAAATGGGCAAGGCGATTTAAGAAAGTTTTTAAAGATGTAATTTTTATTGTAGGCAATCATGATGAAAGTATGGGTTTTTCTGCTATTGAATATTTAAAATGCGTGGGAATCAAAGTAATTAAAGAATATATAGATAAAGACAATAATTTGTATGCTCATTTTATGACTAATAAATCTAAAAAAGAATATGGAACCTATGAAAGAACAGTAAAAGAATTAAGGAAATATAATAAGGTTTTCTTAGGACATCAACATATTTACCAAGAATTATTGAAAGATAAAATGTATCATCCAGGGTCAGTTCGTTATATATCTTTTAGTGAATTGGAAGGTACTCATAAAAAAGTTTTTCTCCTAAATAAAAATAAATTAAAAGAAGTTCCTTTAAAAACTCCTTATCTTATATATCAAATAAATACTTGTGAAATTCCGAATTATGCGGAAGAACAATTACAGAAAATAAAAAATAAAGAAAAAAGTAAAGTAAAAGTAGTTATACAAGATTTTGGTATTTATAAAAATGAAATTAAAAAAGTAAAAGAATTTAAAAATAAATTTGCTGAATTTAAAATAAAATTAGATTTTAATATTATCTCTAAATTTAATAAAGCTAATAAAGAAAATATAAATTTTAAAAAGCTTTTTATTAAAAAAATAAATAAAATTAAGGATAAGGATGTAAGAGAACTTCTAAAAAGTCAGATGGAGGAAATATAATGTTTATATGTGATAGTTGTAATAAACCTTCCAAACGTATGAATAAAAAAATAATAAAGAAAAGAGAAAGAAAATATTATATTGTTTGTTACGCTCTTTATAGGCAGAAAGGTAAATATTATAAAACTTTTAAAGTTCAAAAAGAAAGACAAGAATTTATAAATTGGTTAGAAACTGAAAATAAATTAGGAAGAACTAATGGAAAAGTTATAAATAAGAATGTTTCTGAAGGATGGGAAATAGAACAGGAATTAAATATTTGTGATAAATGTAAGGAGATAGAAAATGAGTAAAAATAAAATACAGAAATATTTTAAGCTTCAAAGGGAAATAGATAAACTAAGAGAAAAAGAAAGTGAATTAGAACATAAACAAAGTCAAATATTTTTGAAAAAGTGTAAAACATGTAGCCTATATATAAATGCACAAGTAATATTTAAAGTTTTCTTAAAAAATCCAACCAAAGAGTATGATAGATGGATTGTTCAACATCATAAAGATTGTGGACTTAAATGGTCAAAAGAATCTTTAGATGGACAAATTAATAGAATATTTAAATTGCTTTATGAAGAGGAATTTATAGTGCGTACTGGAAAGGGATATTACAAATTAAATCCTGATTATGTTACTACTGTGAAAAGAAATAAGGCAAAGGTAAAGAACGATGAGAAATAAAATCTTTGATACAATGCTAGAATTTGTGGGTGATGATAAAATTTATAATTTTATTTTATGGTTAAAAATTGGAGAGGTACAATATGACTATTGAAAAGTGTCCTAATTGTGGAAGTCCATTTATACAATATGATGAAATTACTAACGAATGTTATTGTTTAGAAAAAAATTGTAATCATAGATGGTTACAAAAATTGAATTTTGATAATATTAATAATCCATATTTAAGAACTTCTATAAAAAGAATGGGTCTGAGGCTATGAGTATGGAAAGATTAAAAATAATGAAAAATCCTTATAATATGAATATAAATATTTATATAAATAATAAATTTTTAAGAGAATATACAAAAGAAGAATTTGCTTGGCTTTTTGGAAGATTATAAGAAAAAGGATAACAAAATGAAACAATTTTTAATAACTCAAGATATATTAATTCAATATATGGGAAAAGACCATTATTATGAATTTATAGATTTTCTTAAAGTGCAAAATAAAATTCCAACTAAAGTTCCTATTTGGATAATAGGAGAATGGAGTAAAGGAGATTAATATGACATTTAAAGAATATCAGAAGAAAGCTTTAGATACTTTATTTCCAAATAATACTTATGACCTTGTTCCTAGATTAACTTTAGGAGTTTGTGGAGAGGCAGGAGAAATTGCAGAAAAAGTTAAGAAATGGCTTAGAGGAGATTATGGTTCAGTTCCTACCATTCAGATTGGAAGAGAAATAGCGGATTGTACTTGGTATTTAGCAGTTTTATGTGAAACATTAGGATTAGATTATGAAGAATTAATGAAGGAAAATATTAAGAAACTTGCTTCAAGAAAAGTAAGAGGAAAAATAAAAGGAAATGGAGATGAGAGATAAAATTAAATTAATAGAATCTATTAGCGACCATTTTAAAAAATTTTATAGAAAACAAAATATATTTGGAAGATATTATATTAAATTTTGGATTTTTATTTTTAGAATACAAACCAAATGGATATTATTTTGGAATAGGCTTAAAAATGACCACTCTTAATTTAGTAGGATTGGTAGGACAAATTATTTTTGGCATTGGAAGTTTTCTTTTTCTTTTGCTATTATATACTACTGCTAATTTAAAATTAGTAACTATTTTAATAATATTTGTGATAATTTTTTATGTAATGTCCATTATAGCTATAGGATAAAATATGTATTTAAAACATACTTATTTAGAAAATTTCAAGAAATTTGAGAAAAAAGCCCAAAAATGGGAAAAAAACGTCTTAATAACAGGTTCTAATGGGTCTGGTAAGAGCACACTTGCTCTATCATCAGTTTTGTTTGGGATTTGGGGATATTCTATGGCAAATTCATTAGGAGACCTTCCTACAAGAAATATAGCCAAATCTTGTATGACAGAACATACTATAAGGAAAGATAAAGATATATATAAAATTATTAGAAAATACCCTACTAAATTAGAAATATATAAGAATGAAGAGTTATTAAAATTTATTACTAATAGAGAAGCTCAATATTTTATAGATGATTTGCTCGGAGATAGAGAACAATTTCAACAATTTAGGGTTATAGATGCTTATAGTAAAGAATCTAATTTTTTGGAACAAGGACAAACCGCTTTAAAAAATATTATATTTTCTCTTAATGAAAAAAGAATAAAGAAAATTAGAGATAATCTTAGGGAAATTAAAAGACAAAGGGAAATCTTTAATAAAGATAATTTGGTTAAAAATATACATTATTATTCAGAAAAAAGAAAAAGTATATTAAAAACTGCTTATGATAAAATACAATATAAAATAGAAACTTTAAAAGATAAAGTAGAGAATTTAGAAAATAAATCTAATAAGAATACAAAAAAAATAGGCAAGTTAGAAAATAGCATTGAATATTTTGAATCTAGAATAGATAAATTAGAATCTTTAGATGTTTGTTATGTATGCGAACAAGAAATAACAGAGGAACTTAAAACTGATATTATCCAAAAATTTGAAAAGAAAATAAAAGAAATAGTACCAAGATTAGAAAGTAAAGTAAAAGACAATGAAACAATGTTAGATATTATTGTCCAATATGAAAAGAAAGTAAAAAAATTGGAAACCAAAGAAGATAATTTAGAGAGATTATTATCTAAACTAGAAAGAAATCCTAATGAAAAAAAATATAAATATACAACTAAAGATGTAGAAATAGTAAGTAGGGCAATTAAAGAACTCGATAATTTTTCTTCTTATTATTTAACAGAAAGTATTAAAGTATTGGAACCTATTATAAATAAAATTCTAAATAAAATAAATTTTAAAGTATCTTTTGAAGTGAATGAAAAAGGAAAATTTAATGTATTATTAACCAAAGAAGAAGTTCAATTTAATTATAAAGATTTGTCTACAGGGGAAAAATTAATATTACAAATAGCTTTCAAATTAGCGTTATTGATGGAACGAGGAGAAGATGGATTAATTATTGCTGATGAAGGTTTAGGTAGTTTAGATAAATCTAATTTGGATTATATTCTTAAAATTTTTAATGAGTTTCCATTTCAATTAATACTCATTTTACATAGATTTGATAATATTCCTGAAGATATACAACTTATAGAATTAGATTAGTGATTTTAAAAAAGTGAGAGCTTATGGAAAAATATATGAATTTAGTAATTAGAACTTGTACAGGTTGTGGAGAAGTATTTATCATAAAATATGAGGCTACAGAAGAAGCACAATTATTAGCACTTAAAGAATTAAGAAATTTTTCAATCGAACATGCTAAAAAACATTTTGAAGAAGACTATTATTATTTTTCAACTATAATATTAGATTTAAGAAAAGGAACTAAGAAAGGATTTTAATTATGTCTAATAATAATTTTACAGGAGAATATAGTTTATTTATTGGGAGATGGCAACCGCTTCACGCTGGACATATACAATTAATAAGAACTGTTTTAAATAAAAATGGAAAAGTTTGTATAGGAATAAGAGATACTAAAATAGATGATAAAAATCCTTATACTGTTAGAGAAAGAGTTGAAATGATAAGAAAAGAATTTAGGGAAGAAATTAAAAGCGGAAGGGTTAAATATGTTACTCTTCCAGATATTAAAGAAGTTTGCCATGGAAGAAAAGTTGGTTGGGGCATAAATGAAATTAAATTGGATAAAGAAACAGAATCAATTAGTGCTACCGAAATAAGGAGAAAAAATAATGGAAAATAAAAGATATAATACTATAACTATAAATTGTGAATGTGGACATATATTTGTGGTTAAAATGATAGGTGAAGGTAAATTTAATTGTCCTTTTTGTCAAAAAAAATATGAAAGAAAATATGTAGGTAATGGAAAATATGAATTTGTCTAAAAAGTGAGGATAAGATGATTGGAGATAGAGTAAATATATTACCTTTGCATGAAAAAAAAGCAGAAATTATTTTAGCGGAAGTTCTTAAAAAATATAAAAAAGACAGTAAATTTATATTAGCTATTACAGGAGTAAGCGGAACTGGAAAAACAGAATGTGCTTATGTTATTCAAGAACAGTTATATAAAAAATATAATATTAAAAATAAGGTATTACATCTAGATGATTATTATAAGACTAATTGGCATATAAGAAATAAAGTTAGAAAAGAAACTGATATAATAGGTAAAGAAGAAATAATGTGGGAGAAATTTAATAAAGTATTAAAGAATTTTAAAAATAATGAAAAGAAATTATATATTCAAAGAATACATATGTATATAGATAGTATTGAATTTTCTATTTGTAACTCTAAAAATATTGACCTTTTAATAGTAGAAGGGTTATATGCTTTATATGGTAATTTATTTGATTATGGGGTTTATCTAGATGGAAATCCTGAAGATACTTTTAAATTTAGAGCTAATAGAGGAAAAGAAAATCCCGAAAATAAATTTAGGAAATATGTAGTGGAAAGAGAATATAATAGTGTATGCCAGAGCAAATCTTTAGCAAATTTAGTAATACCTTTTAATATAGAGGATGAAAAGAATTAATGAAAATATTAACTATTGGAAGTTGCAGAGTAAAAAATCCAACCAGAGTATATAGACGATGTAAAGATACTTCTATGGAATTATATATGATTTTACCGCATTTGCATACGTTAGAACAAATTATTCAAGCTATAGAAATTTTAAAAGGTATTAGACCTAATCATAAGGATATTATAAATAAACGGAGTGGAAATTTAGAATGTATTAAAACAAAAAAAATAACTATTCCTATTAATAAAATAGATAAATATATAATAGAGATTAGCGGAGTTACTAATTATTTGTGCGAACATGGTTATTATTTATCTCCTTTTCCTAAATTTTATAAACATACTAAATATAAAAAAGTTTATTCTGATAATTATGTAGCCAAATTAAAAAAAATTCATAAATTGTTAGATAATAAACCTATATTGTTTGTGAGTAATCATAATATATACAATAAACCTTCAAGAACAAAAATGATACAAACTTTAGATGAATATTGTCATAATAATTTAAATACTGAGTTTCTTAATCCTACTATATTAATGGATAAGCAAAATATAAAAAAATATTTATTAAACATGAATCATTATAGTCCATATATGATTCTTAAATTGGCTTTAGAAATTTTTCCGAAAATAAAAAAACTTTAAATTATAATGGAGAATTTATGAATTTATTAGTAATAGGTTTAATATTTTTAGGAATTTTATTTGCAGTTAATATGGGAGGGTCTGGTATTGCTCCTACTTTTTCAGCAGAATATGGAGGAGGGATAATATCAAGAAAAAAAGCTTCTATTTTATTTGCAATATTTGTATTATTAGGGGCTTATTTATTAGGATTTAGAGTAGTGAAAGTAATCAGTAAAGGATTAATAAATCCAGAATTATTGAACATAAAAAGTGCATTAATCATTTTTACTGGAACTACTATTGCTTTATTTTTAGCTAATTTATTTAAAATACCAGCCTCTACAAGTCAAATTACAGTTTTTAGTATTGTAGGGTATGGAGCTTATCATAATGCAGTTAAATGGGAAATTTTTCAAAGAATGATTCCTTTATGGATAGTGTTACCTTTTTCTGCTTTTTTAATTACTTTTTTATGTGGTAAATTTATTTATCCAAAAATAAAAGACTTTAAACATAATTCTATTAAATTTTGGGATATACTTACAAGTTGTTATACTGCTTTTAGCATAGGGTCTAATAATGTAGCTAATGCTTCAGGTGTTTTTGCAGGAGCACAAATTATGACAAGTAAATTAGCGACTTTTATACTTGCTCCTTTTTTTGGAATAGGAGGATTTGTTTTAGGCAAAGGAAATTTACAGTCTATAGGAAAAAAAGTTACACAATTAGATTTAATATCGGCAGGTATTATAAGTTTAGTAACAGGTAGTTTATTAATTAGTGCATCTTTGATAGGTCTTCCTCAATCTTTAGTACAATTAAATTCTTTTGCAGTTTTTGGATTTGGGGTAGCTAATAGAGGAAAAGGTATAAAGAAATTAGGAATAAAAACTATTAAAAAATGTTTTTTAACTTGGATAATGTCTCCAATTTTGGGATTTTCTATTGTATATCTAATTGCTACTATAATAAATAAAATATAATTTAAGGAGACCTTTTATGAAAAAAGGATGTGTAGTTTGGTTTACTGGAATTCCTTGTTCAGGAAAAAGTTCAATAGCAGATGAATTGGCTAAAGAACTATATAACAGAGGAAAAAGAGTAGAACGATTAGATGGGGATATAGTAAGAAAAGGAAAATTAAGTAATGATTTGGGATTTTCTAAAGAGGATAGAGATAAAAATATAAATAGAATAAATTTTGTATCTAAACTTTTATCAAGAAATGGAGTAGTAGTAATTGCTTCATTTGTAAGTCCTTATGCAAAAACAAGAGAGAATATAAGAAATAATGTTACAAATTTTGTCGAAGTTTTTGTCAAAGCCTCTGTAAAAGAATGTATAAAAAGAGATGTTAAAGGAATGTGGAAAAAAGCATTAAAAGGTAAAATTAAAGGCTTTACTGGATTTGATGACCCATATGAAGCCCCTAAAAATCCTGAAATTATATGTGATACTGAAACAGAAACTATAGAAGAATCTACAAATAAAGTAATAAAATATTTAGAGGATAATAAGATAATATGATGAAAAATTATTGGGTAAGTATTAAAAAATCTTTATCAAATGGAAATTATATAAATAGAATTCTTTAATTATTTGCAGAAGTATGGAAGTGGATTAATATGGAAGGAATTATGATGTCAAATATAAAGAATATAAAAAAAAGAGATATGATAGAAATTTTTAATAAAATTCTTACTTATAATTTTAACAGTATTTTAGATATAGGCACTGGTAAACATACAGATATTACTAAATTTTTTACAAAAAATAATAAAGAACTTTATTCTATAGATATTACTAAGCATTTTAATTATAACCACCCTAACTATCATTTTATTAAAGGCGATTTTATGACTTACAAATTTAATAAAAAATTTGATGCCATTCTCGCTTCTCATGTTATGGAACATATACAAGATACTGGAATATTTTTGAATAAAATATATAATCTTTTAAATGATAATGGTATATTTTTTGTGATAGTACCTCCATATAAAAACAATATAGTAGGAGGACATATTTCTACAGGTTGGAATATTGGAAGTTTGATGTATAATTTAATATTAACAGGGTTTGATGTAAGAAATGGCAGATTTAAAAGAATAAGATATAATATCGTAGGTTTTGTAAAGAAAAGAAAAAATAAAAAATTACCTAAATTAACAACTGGATGGTATGATATAGAAACCCTTAAAGATTATTTTCCAGATGACCCTTATTTTAAACCTAATTTTAAAGGAGATATGAAATCTTGGAATTGGTTTGAGGAGGATTAAAATGAAAGATACTGCAATAACTTTAACTACAATATTAAGACCTAAAGCAATAAAGGAATGTATAGAAAGTATTAGTAAATTTTATCCTGATATTCATATATATGTCGCTGACCAAAATAAAGAGATAGATACTGAATTATATGAAAGAAATTTTGTAAATTATTATAAAGTTCCTTTTGATTGCGGTCTTCCATATGCTAGAAATTTTCTTTTGGATAAAGTTAAGCAAAAATATATTGTTATTGTGGAAGATGATTTTATATTTCAAGATGATAGTTTAAAAATAGGAAAATCTTTATTAAAAAGAGGGGTAGCAGATATAGTAGGTGGTAAAATTACAAGACCTAATGGAAAAGTTCAAGAATGGGAAGGTATATTTATATATGAACCAGAATATAATTTATTTATAAGAATACCCATAGAATATGTAGGTAAAAAATGGGAAGAAACTCCAGAAACTAAATTTTATTATTGTGATTATGTTCCTAATTTTTGGATAGCTACTAAAGCTTTGCTTTATTCTTGGAATGAAGATACAAAAATTTCTGGAGGCGAACATGCTGATTATTTCTTAAAGTGTAAACTTCATGAACAAAGAATATGTCATTGTCCAGATATGAAAATATTACACAATCATAAATTACCTTCTTCTGAATATGCTAAATTAAGAAAAAGAAATAGACATTTAAAATATTTTAAGATAAATTGGAAAGTAAATAAATTTTATATAGTAAATCATAATGGACAATTAAAAGAAAGGAATTAAAATGAGAAGATATAAAAGAGCAGATATAGATGAAGATATAAGAATATGCGAATTGATTTATAGAAGAAAGGTTATAGGTTATGTAGAAAGTATTGACATATTTAGAAAGCCAATAAAAAATTTATATGTTAATTATTTTGAAATTCCTTCTTTTGATAATTATGAAGTTCGAATTTTATTATTAAAACATAAGCTTAAAACACTTAAAAATAGAATAAATAAAAATACTCAATTATCTTTTAAAGTAGATAATGTAAATACAAAAATAGGAAAAACAACTAAAATAAAGAAAATTAAAAAAATAGGAAAAAATTATGGGATGCTAAAATTAAAGGAAGAACTTTTAAGACGAAAAATAATTTCTTCAGATAAAAATTTAGAATCTATTTATTTTAAAGGAAAAATCATATAATGTTACCTATAAAAGCAATATTAATACCTAATAGTAAATTAGCATATATTGTAAATGGAAAAGCTGGTAGTTCTACTATTAAATTTATTATAGCAAATAGTATGGGATTAGAAATAAAAGAAAATAACATTCATGATTCTACCAGGCATTTATTAATAAATGCTAAAGATATTCCTTCAGATTATAAAAAATTTATAGTTGTGAGAAATCCCTATACCAGAATTGCTTCTTTATATCTTGATAAAATTCAGTCAACTCCTGAAAAAATAGAAAAATTTAGAGGAAAAAAAGTTCCTACAATAGCCAATTATGGAATATATAGGAAAGATTGGGAAGAAGGTATTAGTTTTTTAAAATTTTTACATACTTATTTGCCGAGAGGAATTTACAATAAAGATGCTCATTCTTATATTCAAAGTCATATTGTAGAAGAATTTAAAATAAATAAAATTATTAAGTTTGAATTAGATTTTAATTATGGATTAAGATTGACGTTTAGAAATGCAAATATAATTATAAAAGAATTACCTAAAATTAGAGAATCTAAAAACAAAAATTATAAAGAATTGTATAATAACGAAATGAAAAAATCAACTATCATAGCTTGGTATAAAGAAGATTTTAAGACTTTTAATTATCCAAAGGAAATATAATGAATACTTTTAAATTTTTAACTCCAGATTTTAATCATCCTTGTGTAAAATTGCTTAGAAAACATTTAAATATCTCTAAAAAAAGTCTTAGAGCAGGTGATAATATTTCTCCAGAAAATCCTGTTCTTCTATGGAATCCTTATGGATATTTAGTTACTGACAGAAATAAATGGAAATTTGAACTTTATGAATATCTTAGAAAAATTAATCATCCAGTCTATATTATAGAAAGAGGGGCTTTGCCTAATACTGTATTTATGGATAAAAATGGATTTTTGGTAGATAGTTCTTCTTATGATGAAAGTAGATGGAATCATCTTTTAACAGAAGTTCAAAAAGAAAAAATAAATCAATATATTGATAATTTTAAAAAAGACAATACTTCATTAGAAACTCAAAAAAATAATAGACCTTCTTTTGGGCTTTTTTGTGATATGTTAAATATAAATCTAAATAAATATAATAGAATTATTTTTGTTCCTTTACAAGTTCATGATGATACTGTTACTCTTTTATGGAGTAATTGGATTGAAAATACTACTAATTTTAATATATTGATTAAGAAATTGGCACAAGAATATCCTACTTGGTTATTTTTAGTAAAGAATCATCCAATAGAAAAAGAAGATAAATATCATATTAACAAAGAAACTAAAAATTTGAGAATTGTAGATAATTTTCATTATAAATCAATGATAGAATATTCTGATTTAATATTGACCATTAATTCTGGAATTGGTTTACAAGCTATGATGTGGAAAAAACCAGTTGTAATAGTAGGAGAAGCTTTTTATAATTTCAAAGATATAAATCAAAAAGTATCATCTATATATGATATAGAAGCTATAATAAATATGTTTACTAAATATCCTGATATGAACAAAGTTAAAAGATTTTTATATTATTTAAAATATAATTTCTATAGCGAATGTATTTTGAAAAATGTAAAACATAAAAAATGGAATTTATTTACAGATATTAAGAGAATAGTTTTACAACATCCTTATGAAGATAGAATAATAATAAAGGAAATTTAATGTATTATAAGAAAATTCCAGATATAGCAGTTATAATACCTTCTTTTACTAGGATAAATAAAACCATAGAAGAAATAAAATCTATTCGTAGATATTATCCTACAACAATAAGATTTTATGTCGGTAATCAAGACAAATTTAATATTAGAGAAATGGGATTTTTTAAAGAATTAGAAAAAGAAGGTCATAAGATTTATAATCTACCTTTTAATTGTGGATTGTCTTTTGCTCGTAATTTTTTAATCAAACAATCAACAGAACCTTATATATTGATAATAGATAATGATTTTGATTTTTATGAACAGACAAATTTGAATACTCTTAAACAAGTTTTAAATGAAGATAAATATATAGGCATATCAGCAGGTAGGGTTAATAATAGAGATATTCATACTTATGATATGTACCTAGATAATATTAATCATCAATTTTATTTAATAGATAAAGAAAGTCGGGAATGGAAAACTACGAAAGAATATCCATATATTAAATATTATTATTCTCAATTAGCTTTAAATTTCTTTTTAGCCAAAAGAGAAATATTTGAGGATATAATGTGGGATGAAAGGTTAAAAATGGTTGAGCATAATGATTTCTTTTTTAGATTAAAGAAAACTAAATGGAAAGTTACTTATGTGCCCTCAGTAGTAGTTAATCATCAAATGAAAGATGATACTAGTAAATATGCCAAAACCAGAACAGATAATAAAAGAGATAGCTGGAAAATTTATCTTGAAAAAATGGGGTTAAAAACTTTAAAAGATTTACATAAAGTATCAGAGCATAAATTCAGAGAACTTAAATCTAAAAATTTTAAAATTGAAATAGAAACCTCAAAAGATGATACTATTCAAAAAGCAGTTTACACAAAAAAGAATTTAATGTTGATTAAAGAGTTACAAAAATATAATAAATATATTTGCTTATTAGGAGAAACTTGTCATAGATGGGTGGTATATGGAGATTTAGAAACCCCTCGTTTAGAAGTAGCAGTTGATAATCCAAAATATTCTAAAGAAAAAATAGGAGAAAATATTTCATATAAAAATATGCCAGAAAATACTAAAATTTTTAATAAGAACCATTTAGAGGTATTAGTATCTTTTCCTGTAGTAGATTATTTATTAAAACAAGGATATGAAGATGTTCTAACTATAATAAAAAGGGATAAATAATGAAGAAATTTATTATATTAGCAAGAGAAAGAACAGGTTCTACTATAATACAATCAGCTTTAAATAAACATTCTGATATAAGGTGTTATAATGAAACCTTTGACCATAAAAAATTAAAAAGACGAAATAGAACTATAGCTTCTGAGAAAAAAAGAATATGGGGAAATTTACGTTATAAAGTAACAGGTGTTAAAATATTTTATAACCATGCAAATGCAGATTTTTGGAAATGGTGCAAAAGTAAAAATATTTCAGTTATACATCTTAAAAGACAAAATAAATTAAGAACAGTAGTATCTCATCTTATTGCGTGTAAAACTGGTTGGTGGAGATTAATAAGAGGTAGAAAAAGAACCTCTCTTAACAAAAAAATGATAAAAGTAGATTATATAGATTTAGCTCAACGTATTAATGGAATAAAGAATAATGAAGAATGGGGAGATAATTATTTCAAAGATAATCCTATAATTACAGTTTATTACGAAGATTTATGTAAAGATTTAAGCAAAGAATTAAAAAAGATACAAAAATTTTTAGGAGTTAAAGTTAGAAATTTAAAACCAGTAACTAAAAAACAAAATAAAGAATCTTTAGAAAAACTAATAATTAATTATAATTATATCAAGAAAAAATTAATTGGAACTAAATGGGAAGCCTATTTGGAGGAATAAAATGTTACAATATAAAGGCTATCTAATGTTTGACTTTGATTCTGTTATAGCTACTTATACTAGACCTTGGGAGTTTGATAAATTAGGAAGTCCTGTAGCTTCTATAAGAAATGTTATGAAGCATTATTATGATAAAGGATATTGGATAGGTCTTTTTACTGGTAGGATGTGTACTCCTAAATTAAAAAAATGGTTAAAAGATAATAATTTTAAATATCATGCTATAAATAGACAACCTCCAAGAGACCCTAATTTATGTGATAGTAGATTTAAACCTTATTTTGATATTATATTTGATGATAAAGCTATTAATTTTCATTATAAACATAATTATAGAAGTGCAGAAGAATTAATTGAAGAAGTGGAACGTATAATGAAAATAAACAAGGAAGGGAAATAATGAAATATCTTATTACAGGACATCCTAGGTCAGCCACTATGTATACTTATAAACTTCTTAGAGCTTTAGGAGAAGATTCAATGTTTGAAAGAAGTGGGCATAAATATACAGTTTCTTGGAAGCATTGTGTGGATGGAGAGTTTCCTAAACCTTCCCCTGAGAATATTATTAAATGCAATTTTGATAAAATAATTCATCAAGTAAGACATCCTTTAAATGTTATTGCTTCTTCTACTACTCTTTGGAATCAAAGTTTTGAATATATAAATAAATATGTGCCTTTTGATGACCCTTTAAAACATAGAAATCAAAGTATTTATAATTGTATGCGGTCATGGTATTGTTGGAATTTGGTTATAGAATCTAAAGCTTCTTGGAGATATAAGATAGAAGAACTTCCTAAAGTATGGAATAAATGGTGCAAAGAATTAGGAATAAAAAATAAAAAAAGACCAATAGTAAGTAGGGCTAATATGAGAATCCATAGAAAATTAATTTGGGAAGATTTATATAAAATTAGTCCAGTTTTTACAGATATGATAAGAGGAATGGCAATAAAATATGGATATAAGGAGTAAACTATGAAAAATAAAAAATTTTTAGTTAAGTATAGGTGTAATAATTGTAATAAAGAATTTACTAGACTTTTTAAAACAGGAACTATTTTATTAGAAAATGGAAGATGGTCAAGACCTAATGGAAAAACAGGGAAAGTAAGATGTCCACATTGTAGAAAAAAAGATATAAAAGAATTGGCTCGAAGCCCTATACAATATTAAGGAAATATTATGAAATTTTTAGTAATGAGTGAAAGAGAAATAAAAAATTATCAAGAAAATAAACCTCATATAATAATTTCTATAAGAAGTCCAAAATATCCTATAGAATTAGGAAAGATAGCCTCACAAGCAAATTGTTTAGATATACTTTGGTTAGATTTTCATGATTTAGATGGTTTACATATGCCTAATTCTGACATAAAAGTAAAATTATTCACACAAGAAGATGCTAAAAATATTCTTAATTTTATAAACAAATATAAGAATAATATTAATTTAGTTATTTGTCAATGTGAAGCAGGTATAAGTAGGAGTGCAGGAGTAGCAGGAGCATTAAGTAAAATATTTAACGGAGAAGATGCTGAAATTTTTAATAATTATTTACCTAATATGTTAGTATATAGGACTATTTTAGAGGTTTATTATGACAAAAAATAAAACAGCGATAATTATAACTACATTTTTGAGAGAAGACTTATTAATTAAATCTGTCCAATCTATATTAGATAATTGGAATCCGAATTATCATATCTTTGTAGGAAATCAAAGTTATAAAACTGATAATGATAAATTACAAGGATTTTCTAATTTTGGTATGAATATTACAGATTATGGGTACGGACAACTTAGAGATGGTATAACTTATTATAATTTACCTTTTGATTGTGGATTAAGTTATGCTAGAAACTTTTTAGTTAAAAAAGCTAAAGAAAAAGGATATGAATATTGTTGGATAAGTGCAGATTCTTTATTGTTTACTGATAAATATGATATTAATAATATTATAAGATTTTTAGATAGTAATGAAAAATATGGTACTATCGGATTCGATATAAATGGAAGAGTACCTTGGGAAGGAGATATTGAATTAATCCCAAATAAACATTTTAAATTGGATTGTCCAAAAAGACCTTATCTAATATTTGAAGGAAATATGTTCCAACCAGTAGACATTCATAGAAATTTTTTTATAGCAAAAACTAAAATGCTTATAGATATTAAATGGGATGAAAATTTAAAATTGGCTGAACATATAGATTGGGCATATAGAGTTAAAAATAAAAATTGGAAATCTTTTTATAATATTGATATTTCTGGTAAATATATAGAATATAAACCAAAAGAATATGAAAAATATAGAAAAAGAGGGTTAAAAAAATTTAAAACATTGGCTAAAGATAAATATAATTTGAAACAATTAGTAGTGGCTACTAGAGATATGAAAAAAGTTTTTACTAATTATTGGAACTGTAAAATGAAGAAAACAAATAAAAGATTAAGGAAAGTTATGGGGGATTAGTATGAAATTTTATAATAAAATACTTTTGGCATATATGATGATTATGTTATTATCTAATAATCCTCATTATGACAAAGTAATAAAATATTTTGAATCTGGAAATAGATATAAAATACAACATATTATATCTGAAAATAATATCAAAACACCTGAAGATATAAAAATATGGTTAATAACCAATATAACATATAAATCCGAAAGTTTAGTCTATAAATATGATTTTTGGCAAACTCCTTTAGAAACTATAGAATTTAAATATGGAGACTGTGAAGATTTTGCTATTTTATCTAAAGCATTATTACAAGAACTTAATATTCCAAGCGATTTATATTTAATGCACAATGATAATCAAGGAGGGCATTGTATTTGTGTATTTTGGTATAAACAACAGTGGCATTTTTTTGATACTGATTTTTTGATTTCAGATAATAATTACCATAAAAATGTCAATACTTTTCTTAAAGAATATTTTAGGAATTGGGATTGGCTTAAAATATGAAAGGAAGTGAGAGTAAAATGAAGAAATTGGTAATAGTAGGATTTATAGGAATTTTGGTAGGGGTTTTAATTATGGGAGGAATATTTATAGAAAATGTAACAAATATTAATAAGCATTTAGGTGATAGGATAAGGATGATGGAAAATCATTTAGTCAAAGAAAAGAAGAAGATTAAAAATGTAGATGAAAAATCTGATAATAATTTTCAAAAAATAAATAAAAAGATAAAGATAGTAGATAGTTTAATATCTACTAATAGAGAGATGTTAAATGAAGTAAGCATACAACAGATAATATATGACAACATAATAGATGAGTATGTAAAAACTCCAAGTTTTATAGATTTACAAAAAGCTACAGTAGAAATTATATGCGGAAAAGTAGGAGGTACAGGAACAATATATCAAATAGATGAAAATTATATATGGATTTTAACCGCAAAACATGTGGTTAAAAATTCTGATAAATATAGAGTAGTGGTAAATTTAAATGACGATATTCAAGAATTTTTTGAAATAGAAAATTCTAATATTTTTAAAGCTGATAATTTAGATTTATCTATTATAAGACTAAAAAAACCTATTCAAAAGGTATCAGCTATTAATATATCTAAAAAAATACCAGCTAAAGGGTCTGAAATATATACTGTAGGGCATCCTTATTGTTTCCATTATACCATACAACGAGGAATAGTATCAAATTATATAAAAAGAAAATATAATGATAGTTATAACTATTACATGCTTATAAGTGCTCCAACCTTTCCTGGTAATTCTGGAGGAATGGTAGTAAATAGACAAGGACAAATAGTAGGAGTGGTTGTAGGTATTATATATAATGTAGAAGGATTTATTTTTCAAGATGTAGAAAAATATCCTTCTCTTGCAGTAGCGATTAAATTAGAAGATATTAAAAACTTTATTAACCAAACAGAAAGGGTATTAGAAACTCATGAGAATCCTTAAAAATGTTAAGATGTTAGTTTTGGATAAAAGAGAAAAGGTATTAGAAGATGAGATAGAAGATTACGATTATGTGGTTAGAAAAAGAGGTAAAGATTCTCTAAAAGTAATTAAGGACAGAACTAAGATATTATCAGAGGAGGAATAATTCATGGACGATAGTAGCGTATTCAAAATTTGGGGAACTAGACAAAGATTGCTTCTTACCAGAACTTCAGAGATAGACCTACTAAATGTTAAGAAAAATTATTTTTGTTCGACCCATACCCATAGTAAAAAAATAAATCGTTTTGCAGTTATTAAAGGTGCGGTAAGAATAGAAACGGAAAGAGGGTCAAAAGTTTTAAAACCAGGAGATATATTTGAAGTCCGTCCTCCAGTCAAACATAGATTTTTTGCGGTAAAAGATAGTATAATGGTAGAACTAGCCTTTGTAGAAAAGGGTAAAATAGACCCTAATGATATTAATAGAGAATCTATAGGAGGGAAAGTTATAAAAGGGAAAGAATATACTGAACCAGAAATGAAGAAGAAAGGAATGTTAGAATTATAAAGGATAGCAAATGAAAAATAAAAAACTTATTCTAATTGCTGGTAATTGTGCCATCGAAGATGAAACCACCACACGAAAAACCGCAGAAAAGCTTAAAGAAATTACCGATAAATATGATAATATAGAGTTCATATTTAAAGCTTCCTATGATAAAGCTAATAGAACCTCTAATAATTCACTTAGAGGAGTAGGATTAGAAACTGGATTAGGAATTTTAAGCAGAATCAAGGCACAAGGCATTAAGATTTTAACAGATACCCATACAGTCGAAGAGGCCAAAAAAGTAGCTCTAATAGCTGATATTGTCCAAATTCCAGCCTTTTTGTGCCGACAAACAGACTTAATTCACACTATTGGAAGATATGCTCGAAAAGTCAACATAAAAAAGGGTCAATTTCTTTCTCCTTGGGATATAAAATATGTCATAGAGAAGGTAGAAGCTACTGGAAATAAGAATATTATGATAACGGAAAGGGGTACTTGTTTTGGATATAATAACCTTATAGTAGATTTTAGGTCTTTTATGATTATGAAAAAATTTGGAAATTATCCTATTATTTTCGATGCTACACATAGCCAACAAATTCCATCTAAAGGAGGAAAATCAGGAGGAAATAGAGAATTTGTAATTCCTATGATAAAAGGAGCAATAGCTACTGGATATGTTGACGGAATATTTATTGAAGTTCATCCCGAACCAGATAAAGCAATATCTGATAGTGCTACGCAATTACCTTTAGATGATATGGAAAATATTATAAAAATCATAAGTGAAGCTTGGAGTAAAATATGATACCCAATGAAGTAATTATAATTGGAGGGGGTTATTCTATTAAAGATGGATTAAGCCAAGGATTAAAAGATAAGATTAAAGATAAATTTGTTATTACTATAAATTATGCTTATAAACATTTTGATTCTACTTTTACTTCTTATGTAGATTATAACCCAACAAAACAAAGCAATCAAGGATTTTATGAACACGAATATGATAAAATTGATTCTTTGCCTTTATTAATTGGAACATATAGAAGTAAAGATGAAGTTCCTTATCCAAATACTTTAAGATTGTATGCTAGTGGTCATTATAATAGAGATTTAAGAGATGGAGTATATAGAAAAAATTTGGCAGGAGTTTTTACACTTTCTTTAGCTATTTATTTGATAGATAAAGGCAATATTTATTTATTAGGGTATGATTATGGCAAATTAAAAAAGAATAAAAATAAAAAGAAATTTAATAGGAATTTAACTCATTATTATCAAGGAGAAATTAATCATAGAGGAATAGGCAAAGATGCCTATTATAATAGTCCTAATAAACAAATGATAGATTTTGGATATTTTCAGAATGAAGAAAAATGTAAGATTATAGTGGTAGGAGATAGTAATTTAACTTTGTTTCCTAATATAAGTTATGAAGAATTTTTTAAACGATTGTCCAATTCTAAATATAATCAAAAAAGATTAAGAAAAGAAATAATAAAAAAAACTATTAAATGTAAAGCTTTAAAAAAAGGTGATTATTTTAAGCAGTTCCTCGACCACCATAATAATATAGATTATAAGTAAAATCTCCATCTGATTCTATTTTTTCATGGATAGTTCTTAAAATATTAATTACTTGGTCATACGCAAATTCTGCATTTTGAATTCCTTCGCTGGCTCCTAAAGTTTTATCAAATGTAATTTCATTTCCCTTACTATCTACAATATAAGCTCTAACCCAAATTTCTTCTATGTCTTCATTATCTACTCCTGATTTATCGCTTTGACTTCCTGAAGAACATACAGCACATAAATCTACAGCATCTAAAGGATTTTGTAGATACCAAGAACCTCCATGAGGATATGGAGTTATAATTTGGTTATTGGCTCCTCTTAAATCAGGATGAGTTCTATCATCATAATAAGTAACTCCTCCTCCACCTATCCAATCATAATAAGGTCTACAATCATAGCCATATTCTGCACATTGATAAACATAATATAATCCTTCTCTACATTCATATCCATCATTAGGAAGTCCATAATCAGAACAAGTGCCAGTTCCTATATTTGTCCATATTTTACAAATATCTGGTCGGTCTCCAGCATATTCCCCTAAACCTGGAGAATAATATCGGTCATTAATAGGACATGATTTTCTACATAATTGAGAATCTACATAATATTGTCCATACCTTTGACCTGTATTATAATAGAGATAGTATCTTTGGACAGGTTTATACCAAGTTTCTAAGTTTTTTCTGCCATCGGTTACAAAGGTAGGAATATCTGGAGAAGATGAAGTTTTGATATATGTTCTTTCTTCAAATCTTATTTGTAATCCTGAAAATCTGTTAGGTTGTTTTATCCATGTTTTAGCCCATATATAAGGAATCCTATATCCTTTTATACTACAACAACTGTAATAAGGATATATAGGAACATCTACTACACAAGTAGAACTAGCGAATCCCATTCCTTCAGTAGAGAAATCATTATAAAAAGCATGTGCAGGACTATCCATTAATTTAAAACATGCCCATCTATAATCATCACTTGAATCATTATACCATATTTCATCTTGAAATTGTAAATTATCTAGACTAGGAAATCTATCATATTGTTGTAGGAGAGCTTCTTTGAGCAAAAGAGCAATAGCTAATTGTTCTTTAGTAACCCATACCCATTCACTTTCGGTTTTTTCGTTTCCGAATTCATCATGAGTATTGAAAGGAATTCTATATCGTATAGGTTGGTTTTTAGAATAAAAATTATCAATTCTTTCAGTAGAAATCCAATCACTATAATCTGATAGATTGGATATATAAGTCTTAATTAAATAATCATAATATTCATATATAGAAGGATAAGTTTCTTCCATAATAATTATTACTCCTCCCAAGGTCTAAACACTGCATAAAATCTCCACGTTTGGGCATCTTCATCCCAAATTACATTAGACCTAAAACTATCATCAGAAACTAATAAAGGAGCTTTCATCTCATTACCTTTATCATCTATTTTAATTTCTTTAGTTACTCCTTCAGCAGTAGAAGAATATTCTACTGGAACTGTTATTCCATCAGCATTTACAGTAGTTATTAAATTACCATCATCATCATATTTATGATAAGCATATTGAACCAAATAAGTATTTTCCACATCTATATAATCAGCTTTTCCACCAGCTAACCATTTTTGAGTAGCTTCATCGAATTCTATATCCAAAAGTCCAATTTTTTCTATTCCACTGGCAGTTTTAGCTATTACAGGGTCTTCTTTCCAAAATTGTTGACAATGACGATTTAAAGAAGTACCTCCTTCTCCTATAATATTTCCATTCCCATCCGTATCATATTCTACTAATTTTAAAGTATTAACGTCTAAAGCTCCACCCGAATATTCTGAATGACTATGTTTATGATAAGCTTTTGCAGGAGCAGTAGTCGCTAATATGGTTCCGTAACCTGGACGAACTAACTCTAAATCATTCCAAGGCAAGAAACTACCCTTTGAGCCTCCTAACCCTGCCGAAATATCAGTAGGAAATCTTTGAGCTGGACTTTTTCCTAATCCTATTTTAGAATAAGGAAGTATAAATCTACTATCTTTTCTATCTTCAAGAGCTTGTAATTTACTTCTTAAACTTTTTATCTCACGTTCTAAATTATCTATTTTTTGTCTTATATTCTCTGGCATTATGTATTATCTCCTCTATATGGCTTACTTATAGTTCTTTTATAATATCTTCCGTTCTCTAATCCTACAGTAACAGTAAAAGTATTTAAATCATACCTTAATGACATAACATTTAATGGAGTATCTATCATTCCTGGTACTTTTATCCTATTATTTAAGGATATACTATTAAATATTGCACAATCTAAAGTTACTTCTATATTTCCTGTCTTTTTTACATCACATTTTTTACTTAATTGCCAATTTGCATAATCATTTGCAAAAGAAGTATCATCCCAAGAAGGTATATAATAATAATTATAATAATAATGTCTTTGTCCGTTGGCATCAGTATAATATTCAGTAGTTCTTTCTCTATAACTTCCACCTTGCTGTATAGATAAATTTCCTAGATTTAAAGGTTCTATTATTGTTTTAGAATAGCTTCCCATCTTGTCAGTGAAGAACATTAAAGGATTAGTAATATCACTTTCTGGATTATCTGTATCACTATCTAAATCAGTAACTAAAGGTCTAAACCATACTTTAACTGTTATTAAAGGTCTTCTTATTCCTATTACTTCTCCATTTGAATTTAAAACTTCTATATATATTGGTTCATTAAAAGTCAAAACTCCTTCTGTCCAATCTATATTATAACCTCCATCTAGAACTCTATATTTTGATAGGCTTAAAAAATTATCAGATTCAATCAAAGGAATAGTACATCTAAAATAATCTTCCTCTCCATAAGAAGAACTATAACTAAATTCAGTATGGCTATCTGCTTGTATAATGACTTCTGGAGCTATATTTTCATTGATAGTATAGTTATTAGCCCAATTTACAGCAGTTCCAAAAGCAGACCCATAAGAATCCAAACTAAAATTTAGATTATATTTTTTAAAAACATCTTCATATTTATAAGCATTGTCTTCATTAAAATAATCAAATCCATAATTATCATCGGAATTTTTAGCTAGGACTTCATAATCTTCATCCCACATAGGAGAAGGAACAATAGTAGTGCTCCATAACCCTGCTATTCTCCAAGTTCTAGAACTATTTTTATCATTATCTATATTTCTTATTACTTTATCTCCCATTTGTACTCTAAATTTATTGACCAAATTTTCTACAGATTCTTCCATATTATGATTAAGCACTTGATGTAATCCAATATTAGTACCTATCTCTTGTCTATTTAATTTTATAATATTTCCTTGTCCATACTTTATAATTTTCTTATTCTCATTTATATCATAATACCATCCAAAATTTCCAGCATTATTAATAAGAGAAGTAATAGCATCAGATTGTCCTATTCCAAATAAATCCATAGTTTCTGGCACAAAGCTTCCAAAAGGAACTGAAAAACCACAACCACTAGACAAACCTTCTGATATAGTATTGTAATATACATCTCTACTATCATTTGGCTCATGTCCAACATAAAACCAAACTTTGTTTTCTTGATTTTGTTTCCAATATTTGTTACTACATTCTATTCTTATATGTTCTGGATTATCAGAAGGGGTTACTTTAGTTATATATCCATAGTATAATCGAATATCTCTATATTTAATTTCAACAGTGGTTTCTTTACTAGGAGCAGTAGAATCATAAGCTCGTCCTAATTCAAAAACAGCAGTATGAGCTTCGTTAGGTACTTTATTTATAATTACGGTATCTACTACAAAATCAGTTTGTTCTATTCCTCCAATATAACATTTTATATATCCTTTACCAGAAGATACAAAACCTACATTACCAGCTTTTTGCCAGCTTTTTATCATTCTAAAATCATTAGATACATCAGATAACTCTAACGCTTGAGTTCTTATATCATTTTCTATATCTTCCTTAGTTTCATCAACAAAAGATATTAAATTCCCAAGGTCATCTGTTACTTGTTTTACAGTATTAATTTTATTTTGAATGTCATATAATTGTTGTAATGAAGTATTTATTTTATTATTTATATCGGAATATACTAATTTATGAGTATTTATTTTATTATTTATATCATAATCATATTCTATAGCATTTGCCATTCTAAAATCATTGGATATATCTTCGGTTACTGTAGGAGGAGAAATCATATTGAAATAATTGGTAATATTTTCTGTATTTTCTGTTGAAGGAGGGTCTACTAAAATACTATCTACATAAAATTTGGTATTTTCATCTCCATATAAAGCTATTTTATTAGGAGTATAAGCAACAGTAACAGTTCCAACCAAAGTATCATCAATATAAAGTTTAGCATTATTAGAAGAAGGATAATATACATATTTAAAATGATACCATTGTCCTAAAGTAGCAGAAATTCCAGTATCTAAATGATTTCCAGCAGTATCTAAAGTAAACCAATTTGTACCCAAATCTATTTTTGCAACAATCCCCCAACCAGCAGTATCGGCACTGTCAGAAATCATAATTTTTTTATCTGCAAAAGTTCCTCCTTGAGCTTCAAGATAAACATAAAAATCAAATTGTGTAATAGAAGTTCTATCTCCAAATACTCTTTTTGCACTTTCTCCTGCGTTACCATCATATTTAAGAGATTTAGAACCTCCTAAAGATTGAGCAGTTGATACTGTCCATAAAGTACCGCTAGCTACCCAACTTCCTTGACCATTTATGTTACTTCCATCTGCATAAGATTCAAAAGTTTCCTCAAATATTGCCATTATTTCCAATTCTCCTTGTTGAGAGATTTTATTTCAGAACTATTAATAGGTAGTATTTTAATAGAAATATTTCCTATTTTTTTATCTCCAAGCTTAGGTATTATTTTATTTTCAATTACATTCATAATTTCCATTTTTTTGTCTTTATAATTATATTTAGATATGGTATTACCTTTTCTAAGGTTTTTAGCTTTAATTTCTGAACCTTTTACTATATATACTTCATTTTTAGGAGTTATTTTTTTTATTTTTTTTCCTTTATAATTTAAAATCAAATGACATTCTCTATACATGGAGTTAAATAATTGAATCTTATATTGTATAACTTTCTCTCCTCTTTTTACCATAATATAAGCATATCTCAATATAACTTTACCTTTATTTTTACCTCCATAAATATCTTGAGTAGCTTCTACTTTGTGATAATATTTATCTCCGACTGGTAAACATAAAGAATCTCCAGAAGGTAATCTATAAAATATATTTCTTATCTTCTTATCTGGAATTTGATTCCATTTAGTTTCATAATAAGAAGTTCCACCTTCAAACTTAGTATTATCTTCAAATATTATAATAAAAATAGGTTGAATATTATCTTTCTTCATTATATTTCTCCTATGTTTATATGATTTTTATGACCAAGTATAACGTACTGTCAACACAAAAGTCTCAGTCGCAGGTGTGGCATATCCAGCAGGAATAACTATTTTTACATTAGCATAAAGGTCTTCTGTAGTTCCAGAAGCAGGAGCAGAGATAGCCCCATTACCATCATTTAATTCAAGAACATTACTTCCACCAGCTATTGCACTACCAGCCCAACTAGCTCCAGGAGCACCTGAAGTGGTACATACTGCCTTTACCATAGAATTTGCTGGAGTTCCATTTCCTAATACATGATTATCATAACTATCATGGTCAGAATCATCCCAAGCTTCTAATTGAGGTTCTGAAGCGGTTGCATCATCAAATCTAAAACCTAATACATAACGCTTATTTTCACCCATACCTATCACTTTATGAGTATAATATGAACCTCCAACATCATGAGAATAGTCCATTAACAGTAAAAGATTAACTGTAGTATCTGAACTAGGGTCTATGATAGTTGAGGCATCATTTAGCTCGTCAGCAGTTGGTTCGTGGGTCATTAAATCCTTGACAATAGCATCTCCTTCTGTCCATATCAAATAATCGTTAGTCAAATCCATATCAATATAACTCGCACCACTGGCATCATAAGCCAAATCCGCATCTAGAATATTGGCTGAAACAGTTAAATTAGTTGCCATTTGATATTTCCTCCTTCTTTATTTTTCTATCTTTTAATAACTTAATACTTTAAATAATACTTTATATTTTTGTTCCGCAGTTCTTAAACTTTCTGGAAATTCTATCTCTTCTTTTCTACGAACAGTATATTCCCAATCCGTTTCCCAAGAACTTCCATTATAATGTTGCAATTTTAAGGAAGCCTGATTAGTAGATATAGAATTTCTCATAGAAGTTATTTGAGAAGTTATATTTTCATATCCATCTTCTACAAATCTACCTTCTATTGTTATATCCTGACTTTCTTTATTTCCTGGAATTACTATACTTCCATCTCCCCTATTTCCATCTATAATTCTAGATTTCATCCCTTCTTTTGGGTCATCTATATGAAAAACATAAGGAAAAGTATAGGAGCTTCCATCATCAAATATTAATCTAGTTCTAATTCCAGACATTTTTTCTCCTTAATATACTAACACAAGAAAAGAAACTTCATATTCTTGTTTTCTTCTTCTTAAAGATTCTCTAAATTTTATAGGTTCTATTCTTCTTACAGTATATTGCCAATTATTTACCCAAGTAGAACCATTCCAATATTTTAAAGTAAGAGTAGCAATATCAGTAGTTATTTTAGTTTTAAGTTCACTTAAATTTTCTTGAACTTCATCATAATCATCACCAAATACTCTACCTCTAATTCTTATCTCTTGACTTTTTTTGCCTCCAGGAAGCATATTACTTCCGTCTTTAGCTACACCTTCAATATCTACAGATTTCATCCCTTCTTTTGGGTCTGCAACTTGGAACACATATGGTAAATCATAATCATAGGTTCCATCATTAAAATTAATTTTTACTGTAAAATTATTAATAGACATTTTTTTACCATTTTAAATTTCTTATTATTAAATCTCTGTTTGACTTTACCAAACTTTCAGTAAAATTTTTATCAGCTATTAATTCTGATTTTATTTTTTCAGAAATTGCATTGGCTAAATCCTTAGAAGCTCCATCTACACTTACAGCCACATTTATAGGAGCTATTTGTTTTCCAAATCCTGTTTGAACATTAGGCACTCCAGCCATTTTACTTTGGTACGTCCAATGTTGACGTTTTGAATGATACCTATCTAAAGGAGAGCCAAAAGCAGTGGCATAAGATTCTTTTTGTTTTATTTGTTCTAACATTTCTCTATAATTTTGTTGAGAAGCTGTAACTTCCGATATTCCTGTTACAAATACTTTAAAATCTTCTAAAACTCTATCCCAACTTTCCCCAAAAACATTATTTATAGCTTTTATTCCTAATTCTTCCCATTTATTCCAAAATTCTTGTCCTTTATCATATCCTTGTTCTTTCCAATAAGAGGAAAATTCATCTATCGCTTCTTTACCAAAAGGTTCATCAATAAGCTCTGCAAAATGCGGAAATTTTGCTCTTGCTATTTCATATATAGCTTTTTGTTGTTCACTTGTAAAATATTCAAGATTATCCAATACTAAAGACAATTCATTTTCATCCCATAATCTACTCCATACCCCTCCCATTTCAGCAGGGGATAACTGTCTCAATTTAGCAAGAGTTTCTAATTCTTCTCGTCTTTCTTTATTTGCTGTTACATATTTAGAAATTAATTTTTCTGCTTGTTCCACTAATTTCTGTTGAGACTTTGCTTGTTCTTCCAAAAGCTTATTTCTAGCTTTTGTCATATTATTTAAATCTTCTCTGGCTCCAGTTTCTTGATATATCAGTTTTAATTTTTCATATTCATATTTGCTAACCGCTAAAGAAGAAGCTCCTAAATTTTTCATCAAATTTGATTGATGCTTTAACATCTTTTCAGTATCTCTTTCAGCTTCTGTTAATTGTTCCTGTAGTTCTACTTCTTTGGTTTGCATCCTTAATCTGATGCTCTCTTCTTTTTGTCTTTTTCTTTGCGTTTCTAATCGTTTTTCTTCTAAATCATAAGCATAATCTCCAAGATTTTTAAGCCCCATAAATTGTGATATTCCCCATGCTCCATGAGGCATAACATCTTGAAAATTAAAAGTAAGAATGTCCATTAATTGTGCCCAACCAGCAGTTAAAGGTGCAATACCTCTATTGATAGAATCAAATAACCATCCTATAGTAGTACCATAACTACTCACTGAATCTCTACTTATTTCTAAATTATCATTCATTTTAGTAAGCATTTCAACAAAATCTCCTGCGTTACCAGTAGCGGAGGCAAAATCTTTAGATAAAACTACCAATAAATTTTTAAATCTTCCTATTTGAGCTTTAGCAGTAGCTTCTCTTATTAATCTCATTTTTTCGGCATATCCTTCAGCCTTTATATTTGCCTCATCTATAGCTTCAATCATATCATTATAAGAAGCTAACATTAACCTCATAGGTACTAAACCTCTGGTTCCAAAAACTTCCCTCAACATTTCTGATTGTTTGGAAGTAATATCTCCTTGAGTGGCTAAAGATATATTAATTTGTTCAATAGTATCTAATAAACTAATAGGAGCATCAGGGTCAAAAACAACACCAAAAGACTTTCTCAATTTATCTGCATTTTTAGTAAGTTGTAATATAGTTCTACCCAATAATCTACCAGTTCTTCCTGCTCTCAACATTCGAGTATTAAGGAAACCTAACATAGTAACTATATCTGTAAAACTATCCGATAGTCCTGTTAAATAAGGAGCCAATTTAGTATAAGAAGATGCTAATTCATCTATTTGGACATCTTGGGTATTTCCGCACCAAAAAGCTTTTCCCTTTCTTCTAACAAATAATGTATGGTTTGGAACTTCTACACAAACTACTTTGCCTTTATAATCAATCCATTCTTCTTTACTGGTAGTTTTTCTATTTTGTTTTTTAGCATAATATTCATTTTTTTCTTGTGATATTAAAATTTCTGTTCTGTCAGAAAAACTAATCCCCCAACAGTTTCTTGTCTTCTTTTTTGTGGTTATTCCACATATATTTTTAACTTTTCCGTTTCTAATTTTATAAGTAGTACCATAATCAGCCTTTAATCCTAATTCTTGTAGGTCATTTCTCATCGTTTTAGAGCTTGTAATAATAACAAAGGATTTTTTACGAAAGCTTCCATCTCCATAAGTATATGTTTTTAAGAAAAGCCTTATCAAATCTTTGGATAATTTTTTAACAAAATCAGGTATAAATTTTTCATAAGATTTTCCAAATTGTTTCAAATAAGATGTAAGCTGTTTGCTATGTATTATAAATCCTCTATTAAACTCAGAATAGTTAAAGGGCATTTCTTCCATAATTTTCTTTAATTTATCCCAATATTTAGATTTTCTAGATTGATAAATTTGAATTTTATATGTAGGGTCTATCCCTTCTTTCCACATATAAGTTCCTTCACTTAAATACCAAGCAAGGAATTTTAACCAAGTTTTAATAGGAATTCTTTTTGATTTACCATCTAATTGATGATTATCTATTTCTGGTAAAACGAAATATTCAGGATTTTTTCCGTTCCAATTAGAACCCCTATAAAAAGTTTTAGGTTTTCTATATACTTCTTCTGCTCTTACTCTTTTATAGGCTTTATTCTTTGTTTTATATCCTATTTTGGCATATAATTTATGCAAAGGTGTTACTTTAATATCTACAAATCTTCCTTTTAAATGTAATAATTTACCTTCAAAATCTTTGTTCACATATTTTATCGGTTTTTGATATTCTAATTCGTGAGTATTTGGATTTAAAGTTGCTACTTTCTCTGTTCTATCTAATTCTGTAAACAGTTTCCAACCTTTATCAGTTAAAACCTCTGTATCTGGAGTATAACAAGCATAGGTGTAGGTCAAAACATCATTTATTTTTTGGAACTTCTCATAAGTGGATAAATTTTTACCTAAATTTTCTCCCATAGTATTATATATACCTGCTACTGCTCTAGTTACTGTTTTAGCATCCCCCATAGTTCCTACTAAAGTAGCCACTGTAGGTTCAAAAGCAGATATAGCTTCTGCAGTAGTTAAATTAGCAGTTCTTAAATAATAGAAAACTTCTGCTAATTCGCCTATATCTCTTCGAGTAGTAACTGCTACCCTAGATATAACTTCTTCTATGATAGCCATATCTCTTTCTATGTGTTTAGAAGATGCTGATACTACAGTTTTTATTCTAGCCATAGCATCTGCTAATTCCATATTCTTAGTAGTAACATGGTCTATGGTTCCAAAAATTCCCATAAATATTCTTCTAAGTAATAACCAGGCAGGGATTGTTAATAAAGCTCTTTTAGCAATAGTAGAGAACCAATTACCCATAGTTTGAGCTTGTTTTCCAGTAGCCACCATAGTTTTACCTGTACCTTTAATTTGAGCTTCAAACATTTTAAATCTCTTAGCAGTTATTTTATCCCCTGTCATAGTAACCAAGAAATTTATTAAATATTGTTTTCCCATATTCATAGTTTACACTTCCTTATTCAAATTTTAACGTAGGTATTCCTGTCAACTTAGAAGTTGAGATTGATTCTTCAAGTTTTTTATATTTTTTAGGGTTTTTTCTTTTTTCTTCTTTATATATTAAATAAGCATCTACCCTAATATCATTTTTTATTATTTCCTCATTGATAAATTTTTCGTTATTATATAAGTCATCGTACAGCATAGAATAAACTGATAACCAATATAAAAATTCTTGTTGCAATTCCGTAAAATTATTCTTGTTTTTAAATAAAGTTATACCATGAATTTTTTTACATTGATTATAAATGTTTTGATATTTATTTGACCTAGCTAATTTTCTAAGAATTTTCGTATTAGGCATTATCTGGCTCCACATTTAATCTTTCCACATACAAAATTTTTGAACCTTTAGAATATGCTTTAGCCATCAAATCAGTATTTTTACTCTTATTAAAATCTTCATAAGATTTAAATACTCTTTCCCATTTCGTTTCTTCTTTTTTTACTTTAACTTTTTTTTCTAAAACCAAATAAATAGTATACGAACTAGTTTCTACCATCAGTTGATTTTCTAAAGAATTTGCTAACCAATTAGATTTTTTTCTAACTTCTATAAATACCTGTTCTTTCATATCCAAAATCTCTTTCTCTAATTCCTTAGCAGTATCATCTACTTGACAAGTTGATAACTCCAAAAACTTTTTTTTGATTTTTTTAGATAAAGTAGCAATTTTATCATCTATTTTTGAAATATCAACATTTTTCTTTTTTAATTTTGCCTTTAAATCTGCTTCAAATATATAAGAATCATCATCCAAAAATTCTATATACTTCTTTCTTCTAAACCTTGATATATCTTCTGTTTCTTCTGAAGAAGGTATTCTAACTCTATAGGTAGTCTCTCCAGACTTAAATACTATTTGATTATTTTTTACTTCGTCCTCTATTTCTGTTTCTGCTTCTAAATTCTGAAGGGCTTCTAAAGCTTTTTTGGCTATTTTAAACTTTTTCTTTTCCGACATTACTTACCTCCTCTTACAAAAAAATCCCAAGTTACAGTTTAATCCTGTTTCTTGGGAGTTTCAAATTCAAGACCTGCTTGAAAGGCTTGTATATATGCTTTAATAGTTCTATAATTCTCGTACACTAACTCCCTTACCTCTTTTTTAATCTCTTCTACATTATCTGAATTGTCAAATCTTTTCATTATTTGCCCAACTAAAGTTTTAGAACCATTAGATATGACAGTATTCAAATATTCTTCACTTACTCTATATTCTTTTACTCTTCCCATACTTTCCTCCGCTTACCTTTTTAAAGGTAGGGAAGAAAATTTCTTCCCTACCCTAAATTTATATTATATGCCTAATTCAGAAGTAGATGCAGTAATTTGCATAGAACTTCCAGTTAGCACATTCTCTCTTTCAGCATAAGCTCCAACATCTACACTAGGATTAAAATTGGAAACTGTTAAATCTGTACATTTTATACCATACTTAAACGAAGTCTTAGAATTATCAGCATAAAATTTAATTATAAGAGTAGCCTCATCGGTAAATTCATCTACATCTAATTTACCATAATCCGAACCAGCCCCTCTTAAAACCTCTTCAACTGTAGTTTCGCTAAGTATTCTACCCAAAGTAATTGTTACAGTCTTATCATCTACACCTCTTTTAACCACTGCTTTATTACCAAGTTCTTTATAGTCAGTTCTACTAAGAGAAACATCTATAGTAGCACTTTGTAGTTTATATATATAATCAGAACTTGAAGGTTTTCCGCTTGCAGGGATATATAAATATATACTAACGGAATCTCCAGCAATAGCTACAGGGTCAGAATCATTTACTGTAAATTGAGCATCAGGAGCAGTAGCGGAAGTATACCAATATTTAATCACATCTCCAGTAGCAATAGCAGAAGCATTTATAGTCAATATTTTAGTTACACTACTATAACTATAATCTGTACTAACTGTCAATTCTGTAGTTCCAGTTCCACTTCTATATCTAGTAACCATTAACATATATTCTCCGCTATTATCAGGGTCTTCCGCAGGTTCTTTAGAAGTTAAATCTATTTCATTATCTCCACCAGAACCAGCAGTATGTGTACCATATATGATATACTTATTATCTCCTTGCCATTGAACAGCAGATTCTCCAACCAAATCAAAACTTCTTTCTATAATAGCATCAGGGTCTCCCACTGTAATAGAAAATCCAGAAGTCCTTAATTTAGGGTACCACATTGTACCTACAAAATTATCATCATCATCGGTTAAATAAGCACAAATATTAAAATAAGCATTATTAAAATCATCAAGGTCTATTGGAGTTTCTCCATCATTACCAAGAGTATCATCATTAATCAGCTTCTGCCAAAATTCTAAACTGCCATATTCTAACTGAGTAAGAGAATAGGCAACACTAGAAGCTCTTTTTATATAACCAACCACACCATCATTACTTTCCCTACCTATTTCCTTGACTTCATCTCTATTAAGAGTAGCTGTAGGAGCAATTTTTTGTGCCCTATCTATCTCAGCATCAGAAGCATCTCCTTTAATTGGAAATATTCGGGGTTTATACTTTTTCGCATGAATCATCGCCATAGTATTTAGTCCTCCTTTGACTAATTTATAAGGTTTTTTCTCTTCTTTAGATTAAACCTTAGTCTCTTTATTATCTTTTATTCTTTTTTCTTACCTTTTCCACTATAATACCTATGCAAATGTTCCTCACATATCGCATCTCTTTTAATTTGCTTACGTTCTACCCTTCTTACAATAAGTTTAATACCATGCAATTCTTTTTTCAAGTCTTTTTTAAACATAAGTTCTTCTTTTCTTATATTATCAATATCAAGTTTTAAATGTTTAAGTTCATTATTTTGAATTTTAGAGGCTACTATTTTACCTACTATATGGTTAGCCATACTATAAAGTAATGAAGCAATAGCTATAATAAATGTCCAAAATTGCCAGTTTTTAATATATTCTAATATCATGATTCATAATCTCCTGTACTTACTCTTAAAGTAATTCTATGTCTATATCTATCTATAGGTTCTAATTCATTTTTTGGAGTATTAAAATCTATAGGTTCATCTTCTGGAGGAGCTACTAAAGAAATTCTTCCATCAGCTACTTTAGAATCCACTGCTCCATTTACGATAGTATATTTGTAATACGCACATCCATTTTTTAGTTTTTCTATAAGATAGTCTTTTAAATCTAATCTTTGACCATCATTCGCACAAAATAAATCTATAATTATAGCAGGTTCTCTTTTGGTAGCTTTAGAACCTAATTCTACCCAATCATGAGGAGTAATTCCACATCTAACACACACTATAGCATTTCTATCAGATTGGCTCATATTAACTCCATAAACTTCAGCAAAAGTTTTAACAACGTCTACATTTCCCCAATCAGAATCTAAATTATTTTCTAAAAAATCTATTATTGAAGCTTCTAAGTTTCTCGAAATACGATATGCCATTTCTTATCCTTTATTTAAAAGATGCTAATAATACTGCTATTTGTTTATTAAACATTATCCAAGTAGAATCTATATAGTCAATAGGTCTAATTACACTTTTAGGTTTTATACCCATTTTACTTCCGTCTTTATAATTAAATTTTTCCACTCCACCTGCTAAAGCCCCTTCTGAAGCATGTCCTTCAAAAGAACCTGGAACAAATTTACCTCCACCAGGAATAAAAGGTTCTCCAGTAATTTTCTTACCATAGTTTATAACATACCAGTAAGGAGCTTTTTTTTGGAGCAAATTTATATCTCCTATTCCCCAACCTATAGTTTTCGGAGTAGATAAATCTACAAAATTTATAGCATTGGCTAAGTTACCAGTGCCTCCTCTTCTATGCCTTCTGGCATTTATATAATTTTGCATATAATTATGAATATTCATACCTAATTTCATAGTAAAAGCTTTAAAAGAATTCCAATCTTTATATAAAGGTATCATGACTTCTCTTGCTGTAAATTTAGGTGTAATAGTCATATTCATTCCCATCTTCATACTAAATGCCTTTCCGCTAAATAAACCTTTTCTTTTCCTTTTGGAGGAACAATACTATACATTATATGAACTATATTTTCTTTAAAATCTATAGTATACCAATGTATTATAAGTTGAGTATTTAAATCTTTATTATCAGCCATTTTATTCTTTCGGTTAAATCTTCTTATAATAGATATAAGCTCTAATATAATTATCTTCTGTACGAAATTGCAATTTTCCGTTAATCTTCCAACCATTGTAAAATTCATCTTTTGAGGTTTCTATTACTGAAGATTGTTCAAGCAAAGATTTATCTCTTTCTCTGATTATAATTTCTTTTGCTTTATCGGTTTCTATTCCAGGCATTTTCCAAGAAATTTGAGAAAATCCTAAGTCTGTTACTATGGCAGGAATAGATATAGAATTTAATTTTACAAGTTCGGTATTTTTTTCGTATGGGTCTAATACTCTTTCTCTCGCCATATAAATTTTAATTTTTTGTGATTTTTCTTCAAATAATTCGTCCATTATTTTTTCCTTAAATTAATCCCAACTCACAGAAGCCCCATGAATTTTTAGGTCTTTATTATTTGCAGTTACTAATTTATATTCAATGTCAGTTCCAGAGCCAATTCCAGAAGCGGTTAAATCTACAATTCCAGATAATATTCTTTTAGACGCTTCATAATTTCCTTCATCAGAAAGAGTTACCTCTGCCCAAGTCGAACCTCCATCTTTACTAACATAAGCCTTTAAGTCAGTATTAATTGTAATCGAATCTACATCTTCCTCAAAAACTACAATTCTAGCATCATTAGGTTCCGCTTCAGCAGTAGAAGAATTTGAAATTAATGTCATATTATTAGTAAGTCCATCTCCATATTCTGAAGTAGGAACCATTATAGTATCATCAGGAGTAGAATTAGGGGAAGCGTTAAAATAATTAGAATGCTGTATGCGGATTTCATCTAAATAACCATTAAAATAACCTGTATAAGTATTAGGATTATAACCAATAGTAATTGGGGCAGAAAAAGTATCTATAGAAGCAGTTGTGCCATATGCTCCCTGTTGTCCATCTACATAAAGAGCATATTCAGTTCCTATTTTTATAAATGCTATATGATGCCAATCTGTATCATTAACTACTATACCCCCAGGATTTATTTGTAATACCGTAGCACTAAAAAAATTAAATCTTATCTCTTCTGAAATATTTCTAAATATATACCAACCGTCAGAAGCTCCTTCATCTTGCGAAATAAGTGGTTCTACTGTACTTATATTTGTAAGATTAAATTTTACCCAAAAATCTACTGTCCAATTATCAGCATTTGAACCAACTAAATCCCAATCTGCACTATCTGGAATACTTAAATAATCACTATTTCCATCTAATTGTAAACTTCCTGTTCCCCATTTTTTATTAGTAGTATCTACTTGGGCGGTTTCATGTGCAGTAACTGTATGTGCAGAATCAGATTCGTCAGTAAAAGTAGTAGATTCATCTACTCCATTACAATGGAGCAGTAATTTGGTATTTTCATCGTTGCCACCTGCATTAACTGAAGGATTATATAAATCATTAGAAGAATCATATTCTTCATTGGTAGAAGAAACAGTATCTATTCCACTTTCATCTTCATACTCATCTAATATTCCATCAGTCATATTAAATTGGGTTAGAGAACCATTTACTGCTATTCTAAAAGCATTAAGCATTATATTTTGTTCTATTCTATCCGCTACTTTTAATTTACTATCTCCATTCACTTCTAAAGTAAAATCATCTATTCCATTGAAAGAATTATCATCCTCTAATTGTATTTCATTAATATATGCTTTTCTTACAGGAAGAGCATTAGTACCTATATCATAATGGTTGTTAACTCCAGGAAGCCAATGTCCATTTTCATCTATTTGCCATCTTTCATAACTTCCAGTAGAAAATCTAATTTTATCTTCATCTACTGCTCCTTGGTCAAATTCTACTCCAGTATCTTCATCTGCATCCCACACTCCATAAGTTACTATTTTTCCTAATAGATATAAAGTTTCAGCACTTATAGCATCATCGAAATAAAAATTAGAATTTCCACCAAAAGAACCTCCATTATTATATTGTACTTGAGTATCAGAACCTCCAGGAGTTCCTGACCCTCCTGCTTCTGCTTTCCATTTTCCAGTATTACTATCATAAGTTAATACATTATTATCAGTAGGAGTTCCAGAATCAAAATCAACATCGGATAAATCTTCTATACTAGAAGCTCCTAAATTATTATCTACATAAGTTTTTACTGCTTTTTCAGTTGGAACTGCATTGTCTGAATTATCTCCAAGAGTTCCATCTGTAGAAAATTCAGTTATTCTATTTACAAGCGTTAATCCATTAGTAATACTTAATTCTCCATCAATAGAACTATTGACTAATACCAAATTTCCTCCTTGGTCATTGTAACCATCGCTTGCTATTATATCATCAAATTGAGAAGTTATAATAGTATTAGCACCTAAATATACAGAATAAGAACTTCCTCCTCCATCTGTTATATGTATATGATTATACATACTTCTTACCGAAAGAGATGTTGAAGAAGTAACATAAAAACCATACCCTATTTTTCCTATTCCTCCACATATAACATGAACATCATTCGCAATATATTCATCTTCTCCACTACCATTCAAATCTCCAAGACCCACCACTATATTAGCATCAGTATCTTCTATATCTGCCGAACATCTATAAGCATTTATAATTCCTGAACCAATAGAATACCCTACTGCAATCGCATTTGCATCACCAGAACCACTAACCTCTATATTTACTCTTCTTAGAGTAATAGTACCATTCGTACCTGGCTGAATGGCTCTTTTTATTCTTCCAGAACTCGAAGCAGTATTTGAATAAATTAAAGAACCTTTGTCTTGTCCAAAAGTTCCAGTAGTATATATTATTCTTGGAGAACCTGCTATCGTTCCAGAGGCGGTTATTTCAAAATGACAATACTTTGAAGATAAAGCACCAGAACCTGTTATCATATCTATAGCGGAAGTATAAGTACCTATTAATTTTAAATTTTCTAACCTACATCCAGTATAAGCCCCAAAATTACATATTTGAGCAGTGTTAGTTATAAGTTGTTGAGATGTAAATCCCACTCCTATAATACATTGATTATTGGCAGAAAAATTGATAGTATCATTAGTATAAGTTCCAGGATAAACTAAAATAAGAGTATCGGCTCCATTATCATCTAAAGCCCCTTGAATTGTTGTATAATCTCCACCAGAAGAAGAAACCATTACTGTATTTGCAAAAGAACTTCCTCCTGTATTTTCTACCCAAGTAAATTGACCTGTAGCTTCATCATAAGAAGGTACATATCCATCAGAAGGAGAATTAGTGGCGTCTAAATCATCTTGTCTTATAGGTTTTAATTGTTTACGATTTATAGATGTATTCCTATCTGACATTATAATAACTCCTCTAATTCTTCTTTAGGTATTATATTATATTTAATAAGCAACTTTATAAGAGAGGTTAAAACTTCATTCCTATCTTTTAATTCTAAATTCTCTTTTAAAAGATGCCTTTGTGTTTCATTTATTATTCTTTTAACGGACATTATTTATTATCTCCTAAGATTTCATTAATAAATGCTATAACACCTTCTAATCTAAGTAAGGTATTTTTAATATTATCAATTTTTGTATTATAAACTTTAATTATATTAGAACCTTTTAGTGTTTCTTCTTTAGCCCATTCTAATTTTTCTTTTAAGAGTTTAATATCTATCTTCCTCTTCTTAGCCATTATTTTCTCCTTTATTTGAGTAATTAAATGAGGGTTTGTTAATATTAGTCAGAAATTACATAATGAGCTATAACAATATCTCCACTCTCAGGAGCAGTAGAAAATGTTATAGTAGTTCCAGACAATTCATAATCATTTCCAGAACCTTCTTGTTGTAATATCCCATTCAAAAATAACTGTAAAGAATTTGCAACAGGAGTATTAGACAAAGTATGCTCACCTGCATATCCAGAAGCATCAATATCAGAGGTTAAATCCTCTTTGATTATATCAGCATTTTGAACAGCATTTGCATCAATATCTATCCATTTCATCTGACCATCGCCATCAGACCATGAAAGAACATATCCATCAACAGTAGAATTGACTATATCTAATTTAGGTTCTGTAATGCCTCCGTCTTTTACTCTAAGAGTATCGGTATCAATCTCTATTGTAGAATCATCTACTTCAACATCAAGAACACCATCAGAATCTTCAGTTAAACCATCTCCAGCTATTGCACTAACAAAATCTACAATAGATTCTTTTTTAGCTTCACTATCAGTAGCATCATCAAAAGCTAGAAAATCATTTGCAACATCTATTCCAGTATCAGACAAACCATTAATATCTAACTTCAAATTATCAGAACCATCATCAGCAAGACCATTTCCTGCAAAATCATCTGGTTCAATCGCTAATTCAGCAGTATCTATTTTTAAACCTCCACTAGATTTTAATGCAAGTTCGGCAATATCTCCATCTGAATCATTTCTCTTAATGCCATCACCAAAAAATCCATCTCTAATCTGTAATCCTCTTATAGCGGTATTTAATGCCATTTGACATCCCTTCTTTATTTCAATTTTGGGCTATTTACTAGTTTTTAACCTCATTTAATTACTCTAGCCCTATATTTATCTTATCTTTTATGTGGTTTTTTCTATATACATTACCTCTACTATATCTCCATCTTTAGTAGTATCTGCTATAGTAAATTTAGTAGCAGTATCGTATGTAATATATTGTTTTGGTACTTTTAATCCGTTTAAAGTTACTTGTAAAGTAGCTTGAGTATAATCCACAGAAGTTTGAAATTGTGTAGCACTTAATTTAGTAGGAACTTCATATTTAAGATTAGATATTACTTCTTTTTGAACATATTCCACAATATCTATTTTATTAACTTTTACTTCTAATACTTCTTTTTCCGTAAAATCTACATCTAAAATAGACTTCTCAGTAAATTTTACAGTAAAATCATTTGTAGTTTTTATAATATCATCTGCCATATTAAGAAGTCCTTTTAGTTATAGGTCTTTGAACTTCAAACTTACCATAAAAAAGAATGTCTTGATTACCATTACCATCCTTATATTTTATATCATAGTAATAAGAACCTACATCAATATTAGTATCAGAAGTAGTTAAAGATATTAAAGTTTTCCCTTCTGTTGGACTACTATGGGTAGTTATATCTTTTTTTATTAAAGCATCATCATCTTCATCTTTAGGGTCTGATTTAACAGTAAAAAATATAGTATAATCTGTAATATCCAAAGAAGCATCATCTTTCACAAATTCTAATTGCCAACCTATAGGAGCAGTATGTTGATATACCTTTAAATCATACTGAGTTGCTCTTTGTTCTTCCATAATATCTCCTCTTAAAATTCAATAATTACATTAACACCTACAGAAGACTTAAATCTATCAACTAATTTTGCAATTTTATCTTCCTTACTCAATTCCCTTCCTCTATATCTAACAGTAAGATTCGGCAATCTATATTCACTATAATTAGGTTTAATTAATATAGAAGCCACTACTGCTATTAAATCTTTAGTTTCACTATCTGGAGAAGGATAAATATAAGTATCTTTAAGTTCATAATCATATTCATCGTAACCAAGAACAGAAATCCAAACTATAGCAGACCTTATATATTCTTTAAGTTCGGTTTCAGAATATTTATAATATTTATATTTGGCTTGAATTTTGTCTCCAGAAGTTAGACTGGCACTTACTGTAATCTCTTTCTCAGAGGAATCATAAGAATATTCTCCACTTCCTAAACTACTTCCATTTAATTTTACATCTTCTAAAGAATTGATATTGTCTTCTGATATTTCAAAAATATTAGTTACAGTATATTCCCAAGCTTCGCTATCTTCTTTTTCAAAATCTTTTACTAATGCCCGAATTTTAGTATAAAGAGCACTTAACATAATTTCTCCTTACTTATTTTTATATTTTTCATAATACATTAGCAGTTCTTTTCCTCTATTTCCTTTATGTATAAAACCATTATTATATAATATTTTAATTAGAGGATTTTTTTTCTTTATTTTTGCCCATAAATCACAATCTACAATTTCTATGGCTCTTCTAACTAACTTATCTGCTCCATTTTCATCTTTAGCTAAAATTTTTAAATATTTTCTTGGAAAATTATCTGCATATCCAACAATTCCTGCAATTCCTTCTTTTTCCCCATACAATAATTTATTGCCTTTTTTAGCTTCTTTCAAAAATAAGTCTACATTTTCCTTAATATCTAACCTTATCCTATCCTTAGTAATATAGAAATCACTATAAAAGTCAGTCAATTCTGCTAAAAAAATTCTAAAAAATTGCTCTTCTTTTTTATTTAATTGATTTTTTACTATAATCACTTTTAAAGTCTCCTAAGATAAGCAGAGTTTGGGAAGAGTTATCCACTCAGTGAATACCCTTCCCAAAACTCTTATATTTTAATCCTTATCAAACAATCGAAGTAGCATCACATATTGCGACTGCTTTAGGATTCGTTATCGTAAATATAATACTCTCATAACCATAAACACCATAACCAAAAGTATTGCTACCTGCATTATTTACAGGAGCAGGGTTCTTTAGGATTATACGGAACATACTATCAGCTTCCGCACCTATCAACTTAGCAACCTCAGCAGAAATCTTTCTCCTAACGAACTTTATAGGTTTACCATCGGCAATTCTAGAATTTCTAGCCACAAGTATCATCTTCTTCTTATCCATTATCTGCACTTCACCGCTAGCATCTACAGCTTCAACTTTACCAAATACTTTAATTATATCCTTAATACCCATATCCGCAAGTCTCTGTTTGAGACCTATATTATAATTAAAACTACCCACATTATCCTTATCATAAGTATCAATCTTTTCTTTAACAGTATTACCAACCAATAGCACAAAATCATCGCCAAAATCTTCAACAAGATGCTTCATACCCATAATAGCATCATATAGGTCATCCCCACTTACAATGGTATACTCATGAGGATTCGCACCAGGAAGATAACCAGCAGTTTTATTAAGTATAGCTGAAACTATCATCCTAACTTCTCTCTTATCCATACTACGAGTAATAGAAGCTTTTCTCGTAGCTAAATCCCTTTTATTCTCATCCGTAGATGAAAGAATATCATCAACAAGCACATACTCCAACTTAGAATTAAGACCCTTAAACGTAAGCTCGGCATCGCCAGTTACGCTTCTCTTAACAACAGTAAGTGAACCATCGGTCTCAACATCCAGACATATATCATTTTCGCTTTCGAGGGCGGTAAAACGATATATTTTCTCTCCAACTTTAGCAGTAAGCACATCCGCTATCGCATCTACTTCAAAAGGAGTAGGCTTATGCGGATTGATAGGCTGACCAAGAGCCTTGGCTAGATTCAAATCAAAATAGCCACTTGTTTTCAAATCTTTAAGATTCATTTCATTACCTCACTTTTTAGATTTTAATATTATATCTTTTTTCTTTCTTGCTATTATCTTTTATAGCAATATTATTCCTTATCTTTATCGTCGGCTTTACCAAAAGCCAATTCGTCAATTTCTTTTCTAGTTTTAGCCCAATAATTTTCATCTTTGGGTTTTATACCTACAGTTTCATCAGATGACTTATTTAATTTAGCTTTAAGCATTAAGTTTTCTTTTTCAGTTTTTGCTCTATCAAATTTATCATCATTAAGAATATCCTTATCTGTCAAATCCTTAGAATATTCATCTCCAAGTTCTTGTCTTCTTTCCACTATCTTCTTAGCATTAGATTCATAAAGTTTAACCTTTCCTTCAAGTTTCTTTACTTTATCTGCAAAGTTTCTAATAGCCTCTTTATAGTTGTTAGACTTTTTATCAGAAGCTTTCTTAATTTCTTCAACCTGTTTTTCTGCTTCCTTAATCCTAGAGACAGCTTTTCTCAAAGTCTTAGAACTCTTATATGGAGATTCTTTCTTTGAAGCTTTTACCTTCTTTTCAGAAGTTTCTATTCCAAGTTTTTTAGCTTTAGCTTCTATTTTTGCCTTTACTTTTTCTACTGAAACTCCAAGTTTTTTCAAGGCTTCTTTGGCTTCTTTCTGAGCTATTCTAGCCAAAGCATTTCTCACATGAGCTTTGTCATGTATCGGATATTTTCTGATTTTTCTAACTTTACCAGTTTTTTTGTCTTTAACTTTTACTACTACCGCAAAATCATTATCTGAAAGAGATTGTCTTTCTTTATATGTTAATCTCTTACTAACTTTTTCGCTGGCTTTTTCATATTCGCTATAAATAGATTTATCAAGAGCTTCAAAATTATCTACAAATCTATGATATTTAGATACCTCTAAAACGTAATTCATCCTTTTTCCTCCCTCTTTAGAAGATTTCTTAGGCTTATCTATCTCTGTAATTTCAGATATTTTGGTATTATTTGAGTTTTTAATATCTATACTAAATTTTAATCCGCACTTCGGGCATTTAAGTTCTTTTTCTTTATAATCAGAAAATCCTCCGTATCTTATTATAGTACCACACTGATAACATCTTTGAGTACCTTCATAAAAGAAACTTACTCCTTCAGGTAGAGCACTTTTTTGTTCTTTAGTAAATTTAACAGCATATTTCTTTTTACAACTTAAACATTGGATTTTTGCTCTATGTTCATCCCTACCTAATATTAACCAATTATCAACCTGACAAGACGGACATAATATTTTAAAATTCTTAATTTGAGGAGGATGCACCATTTCTCCTTTTTGATTAAGAATTGCTAAACATTCAGGACATTTTACATTTGAACTTTCAGTATCATATTCAAATTCTTTACCACAATTTTTACATTTAATTTGAGACTTTTGCGGAGTTGCATTTGGAGATTTATCTGGTTGTCCTTTACCAGGAAATCCTTCTTTTCTCATCATAGTTCCACATTTAGGACATTTAGTTTGATTACAATGAGTAGATGAACTTGTTTTTTCTCCACACTTAGGACATTCACACTGATAAACTTCAGCAGAAGTTTTTATTTTACATTTTCCTTTATCACACATTATAAGTTCCTCATTTTTATATTTCTTAGAAGAATTATTAGCAAAAATTAGTTTCACATCAGAATCTATTTTCTTCTTAGCTACTTCAAGAACTTCTGCATCTTCAAAGGCTGGTTCCTCATTAAATAATAAGCCACCGCCAGCCACTTGTAAATCATAAAGCTCTATAGTTCCATCTGAAAGCTCTTTAGTTTTTCTACTATCACTCCATATTTCATATGAAGTAGTTAATTTCTTTTCCTTAAATAATTTTTGAGCTTTTTCCCATTCATCTTCAAAACAATTCTTAAAGAAGATACCATAAGCTATTACCTTATTTTCTGCTTTATTATATTTGTAATCTATATAATAACCTATAACATACCTTCTATTATGGTCAATATCCACAGGTTTTCCTATAAGAGAAGGAAGAGCTTTTAAAAGTTCTTTCTCTGGAAGCCTTACCCTATTTTTATTAGCTTGATTAGCAAAAGTATAAACTGTTTTAAATCCTGCTAAATCTCTGCTATTAGCTAATTCTATCCCTCTTTTATTAGCAATTTTAGCTATTTCTTTAGATTTGCCTTCCTCCAAAATATAAGTTTCAGAATTGGATTTATAATCATTTAAAAACGCTGATACCTCCGATTTTTTTACTTTTACTTTCATTACTTTTGGTCTCCTTTATTTTCATTTATTGCTTGGACTATATCTAATTTAGTTACTTTAAGCCTAGAAGCTTTTTTAACCCACTTTCCTTTGTCATTTTTCCTAGCTATTTTCTTTATAATATTCCAAGCAGTTCTAAAAGCCTTGCTATCATTTCCATATTCTTTATAAGCCTCATTAAATACCCTTAAAAAAGTTCTTTGAAGCGATAAGGTCATATTATTTCTCACACTTTTTGGTAGTTCTTTGATAGTATCATAAGGAGAACCTTTAAGTTCTACTTTGCTCATATCATATTTTTCTTTTCTTTCTGTAGGGTCTGTTTTGTCATCAGGAATAGGCTTTCCTCTTTTATCTATATCTTCAAATTTTTCTTGTCTAAGTTTTTCCTGGTAACTTTCTTTGTCTTCATTATTTTGAGTAATATGAGGGTACATAGTAACTTCCGTACCATCTTTAGCTTCTTGTTCTCTTCTTCGCTTCTCTCTTCCAAACTCCACTTCTCCGACTATTTCACAATAAGTTTTATCAGAAAGTTGCCCATTTCTCCACAGAAGCATTAATTGATTTTTAAATTCTCCAGTCTGAAATATAGATACATAAGGTTTATTTATATAAAACTTGGAAGACATATATTTTTTATTTTTCTCATTTTTTTCCTGAATCATAAATAAAAGTTGTTGTAAAACATTTGCAAAATCCTCTGTTCCTGTTTTAACTTCTTGTATAAAAGCTTTAGGATTTAATATAGATTCTCTACGAGAAGTCGTAACCGCCTCTACTATATCAATGAAACCAAGACCAGCTAATATATTTCTTTCTGCTTGAGCAAATAATTCTATACTAAATAAATTCGATAAATCTGGAATAAGATGTTTCAAATCTTCATTAACGCTAACTCTTGCAGGAGTTCTGGTTTTACTTGTAGAATCTTTCATTTTTTCTAGTAAATCTCTCATATCTTCTGCAACTTTTTTTAAATCCCCATCATCATATTTATCACCTTCAGCAGAATTGTCTTGTTTACTAATCCATAATAAATAAGGGATAACTTCATTTAATACTTTTACTTGTTTCTTTTTCAAATCTTCTACAATTTTCCAATTATGATAAATACCTCTCTTTATAATAAAAGGTACTGGATATTCATCGAACCATCTTCCATTAGCCCTAGAAAATATGGCATTATCTCCTATTTTATTTTTACCATCTTTCTGAGGTTTTCCTATATAATAATCATAACTTAATAAGCTAAGTTTTTTTCCATCCTCTTTTTGTTGAGAATATATGCTACCACCATCTACAAAAAACATTTTAGTAGGTAACAATATTCCATCATAAGCTTTCCAATCTATAACTTTTAATACAGGAAAGGAAGAATATTTCCAATATTCTTTAAAATATTCTTTCGCTAAAGAATCTAAACCTACTGGCACTCTTCCTCTATAATCTTTATTTATTTCTGTAATCCATTTGTTTAAAATTTCATTAAGATTATCATTATTACTTTCTATGGCAAATCCTTTTGATGCTGAATCTACTGCAAAATCAGTCAAAGTATCTACTAATCCTGAAACATCATCTTCTAATAATTCCTTTACGTCCTTAACTCTACTATGGAATTCTTTAGGAACTATTATTTTTTCAGATAAAACATTCAATAACCAATCTACATAATTTACTTGTTGTACTTCTGCCATTTATCTCTCCTATTTGTTTAGTATTAAAGCAATAATTAAAGGTATTGATATTCCAACTAAATCTGCTAGTAAATCTTTTGGACTAAATCCTGTTCCTCTTATATCCCAAAATTCTTTTAATAATCCAATTAATAAAGTTAAATTTGCCGACAATATTATCCCCATTCCCAAAAAGAAATGAAAGGACATGAAAAGTCCAAAACTTACTAATATATGTAAAAGTTTATCATTTTCTATTCTCATTATATTTTCTTTCCATCATTAAGTGGATATATTATTACTTTTCCTGAATCTTGTTGTTTTCCTGGATATTTTTGATATTCTTGTTCAGGAGCAAAATAAGCATAATTATTTACTACTGTTACATCATTAAAATGATAAAAAAGCCCCTTCGGATTTACTTCTGTAGAATAATCATAAAATTCTACACTATCTTGAGAAAAATTCATCAAATCTATTCTCATTATAGATTTTTGGTCAGAAATACAATACCCATATCTCCCATCGGTAAATGTAGTTACCATATTCCATAAAGTATTGCTTACAGCATAAATATCTACATATTTTTTAATTACAAATTTTTCTATATCTAATTTCCCTATTACTCCATTATATCCTGCAACATAAGCATATTTTCCAGCTACAAAAAAACTGGTAAAATTCTTTAACCATTCATAAGTTTCTGTACAATCTAAAATACTTATCCCATTCGCAGTAAAATCTCCTAAATCAATTCTTGCAATTTTTCCATTTGAAGAACCAGAAGATATTACAAATAAATAGTTACCATATTGAAAAATATCATGTCCACCTTGATTTGCAAAATCAGAATCTATAGCTCCAATATCTACTGTAGCATCTATATTTAAGTCTATAGGGTCTATTTTAGCTATTTTGCCGTTTCCAAATATATATACTTCTCTTCCTACTATAGCCATAGTTCCAGCATATGCAGAGGCTCCATCTTTCAATATAGAATTTATATTTAAAGATGTTAATGTAGTAAAATCTGATAAATCTAGCACTTTAAATAATCTATCGGCTCCATTCATCCCTATCATATATAATAAACTGTTATCTGTAGAAACATTTAAAACTATCATACCTACATCTTTATTAGATACATTGGTATAGTCAGATAAATTTACTTTTACTATTCCTGGTACTCCTCCTAAATATAGATTTTGACTATCATGACATATTGCATTGAAAACTACATATAAAGGATTAGTATCTGCTAAATCTATATATCTCCAATTTTTGTAAAAAGGATAATCAGATTTTCTAAAACCTTTATTATCATCATCTACCCTATTAAATTTTCCTGTTCTTGGATTAAGTTTATATTCTTTAGACATATTTTATTCTCCTTATACAATTATCCTAAATTATTGTAGTTGACATAATCTTGTGTTGCTCTATCACTCCAATTCGCACCATCTATGCCTCCGTCAGCATATTGTATATCTCCAGTAGCAATAGTTTCTCTCATTATTATAGCTTGCCCTTTAGGATGAATATAAAGGTGATAATCATATCCACTTTCAGCTTCAGCAGATTTATGATATACATATTCGCTTAATGGAGCATCCAACCATTTAGTTGCCATTTTAGTTCCTCCTAATATTAAAATATTGTTGAAATACCTCTTGCCTTTTTCTTTTTTATAGGTTTAGTTTTATTAAAATCTCCAAAATACCATTGTGAAACTCCAAAAATTACCAAAGAATCAAATAAGTGGTCTCCAGTATCAGAAAAACATTCATATATTTTTCTATTTCCAGACATTCTTGAAACTACATATGTTAATTGATTTTCTAATTTATAATCTTTGGGAAGTAATAACCTTCCTCCATAGAGAAGAGTTTTAATCCTACTAACTCCCCATTCTCTCATTCTTTCTTCTCTATAAACCAATTTTCCTTTTTTATCTACTTTAGGTCTTCCTTTATTATCCTTTTGATAACCTACTTTAACTTTAACATTACCATCATATTTTAAAACCCTTTCGTTACCATACTTTTCTATCAAATGGTCAGAAAGAACTCTACCAAATCCTTCACCATTATCTAAAGCAATTACATTAGCTTCAAGCTCTTCTGCTAAATATTTAAAAATTTCTTCTTGGTGTTCTAATTTTCTATCATATATTATTATGTTATAAAGCCATTTATATCTTTCACCTTTTTCGGCAAAAATATTTATATCAGTACCAGAAGTTTCTCCTATATCTGCACTTATAAAAAGTCTATCGCATTTAGGTCTCTCGACCACTATCAAATCTCTAAATCTTTTAAAATCTTTCTTGTCAATCTCAAATCTTTTTATTTCTGTTTTGCGGTTCCAACAAGGCTCTATCATTTCCATATCTATTTCTGTCTCGGCATCTTTTATTATTTCGCCTTCAACAAAAATTTTATATTTGGAGGTTTTTTTACCTCCATAATCTTTTTCAGCATTTTCCCTTTGTTCGGAATCCCAATAAGGACTTACATATCTCGGCAAATTTAAAACAAATTTTTTCTTCTTAGAATCCTTAAATACTTTTCCCATTGGAGAATGTAAAGTAAAATTAGTCATTCCAGCAAGGCGATTAATAGTTCCATACTTTCCTTCGGATTCTCTTCTTTTTTTGTATATATCATCACTTTCAAATGAAACTTCTTCTCCCCAAGTTTTATCACAATGGACTTGATACCATTGTTCTCCAGGAGACTTTCCTTTAATAGTTAAATTAATTCCTAAAATTCTCCAACCTGTCTTCTTACTTTCCATCTCTATAGAAGGTTTAAATCTACAACCAACCTCCCAATCTTTTATTATAGGATGAAATTCACAAGCCCTTTTTACAGGATTTAATACTCCTCGGATTCTCTTCTCATCAATAGAAAAAATAGTAGAATTTAATTCTTCTTCATGTAATAGAGAATGTAAAATATCTAAACGTAAAGAACAAAGGGTCTTACCATATGCCCTTGCTCCAACATTATAAATTTCACCAACATTTTTCTTTAATTTAAATTTCCCTTTTTCATCTAAATTATGTAATTTAGCTGTAGCTTCAAAATTTATCATACTTTCTTTAGAAATCATAGGAATTTGATAAAGATGTAATTTGTCATTTCTATTACTTTTAAAACTACTCAAATTATCAAAATTAGGACAAAGACTTTCTATCACACATTTAGGATTGTGCCATTGTTCTATAAAAGAAAGCTCTTCTTCTGTAAGTTTATGTTTTAGCATATATTTTTTCGGGGATAAAAGAATTGAAAAACTAAGAAATGAACTTAAAACGCAGAAAGTTAGGAAAGTTGTTTTTTATCTTCTTTATAGATATGAGAATCTAACCAATCAATATAATCTGTAGAAACATTTAAAACCTTTGCCATATCTTTTTTTGTGATTTTTCCTTCTTTCTTATATAGCAACCACAATTCTTTATTACACAATATTTTGTTTTTAAAAAGTCTTAAATTTGAAGCTTTATATTTATCAGTTCTTAAATTTAGAACTATTTCCTCTCCGCAAAAAGGACAAGAAATCATAAATTCTTCTATATTTTCTTCTCTATATTTTCTAAATCTCTCTTTTAAATCTTCGATATAATCGTAAACGCTATTACCTTCTTCACCTTGCATTAATCCTAATTTATCTTTCAAATCCACAATATTTTTAAGATTATCATTTAATTCATCTACTAATCTCTTAGGCACTATTTCTGTAGATATTTTATTTTTTTCGCCTCTTTTACTTCTCTTTGTTTTGGAAAGGTCTCCAATTTTCTTCTTATAACGCTGTTGTATTATTTCTCTCCAAACCAATTCATTCAAAAGTTCTAAATCGCTAAGTTTATCTATATGATAAACATTACAATAATCTCTAAATATTTTACCGCCTCTACGCTTTTCTGTAGTAGTTAGACCTATTCCATTAAATTTATATTTTTCTATAGTTTCTTGTAAGTCTTTGGTTTTATTAGGTTTACGACTCATTTATCTTTCCTATTTTAAAAATAAACATAATTATGCTATTATTTACCTCTACTTATATTATACCATACATATAAGGGGGTTGTCAAGGGTTTTTTTCTTACTTTTTTATACTTAACAAAATAGACAAAAAAAAGAGAGGGAATTTTATTTCCCTCTCCAAAGCAAAGAGGACTTATATTCATAAGCCCTCAAGCATAACCAAGCTTTACTTTTTAGGTTTTGATATGTTTCTTAAACATATAGACTGTTATTACTTAATAACCTTTTTCCATTATAATGCCTTCCATTCACACCGAACATTTGGCGGTGAACCTTTACAAACCAACTTCATATTTCCTATCTTATCTTCATCATTGATTTCCAATCTCTTTTTATTAGTAACTATCCAATAATAATATTTTCCAAATTTTACTCTAAAAAATTTAAATTGAGCTAACCAAAATAAAAGACTGAAAATCCCTTTTACTTTCCCAATTTAAGCATTATATCCTTTATTCTTTCCAACACATCATCTACTACATTGATAACATCTCTAACTTTATAAACTACATTATCAAAATTATCGCCAAAAATAGGACAAAGTATATCTACCACTAAAGTTACAACACCTTTAAGTACCTTAACTATTGCTTGTGCCACATCTATTACACCAGCACCAACATTAGTTACCCAATCTAGCACTTTCTTTATAACTGCTAATACCTTTTCCATTATTCTACCTCCTTTTATTTAAACTTTAAAGTATTCTTTCATATATTTATCCCTACGTTTAGAAAAATTTGGAATAGGACTTCCATTAACATACCAATCTATTATATCCTCTTCTCTAATCCAAAAATTAGCTTTCATTTTACTATCTTCTATCCCTACAAACACAATCTCTCTAATAAAATGACCTTTATTATCATAATACTCTCCATTAGCTATATTTCCTAAAACTGGAACTGCTCCATATAAATAATAAGCCACTCCTGATAATTTTTTTTCCATAAAAGATTCTAAAAAAAACTTGTTCCTTATCTTATTTGGAAAAATTGTAACTATCATCTTTTTTAGTATATTCATAACATCCTTCTATATAGATTTTAGGTTAAGATATATCCTACAATTATATTATACCATATAACATAGTAGGTTGTCAAGGGTTTTTTTCTTACTTTTTTATACTTAACAAAATTTCCTACCAAACCAAGCTACCCAATTAAAGACAATTCCTACTATACTATATACTATAAACAATATTCCTAATAATAGAAAATATCCCAAAATTAAAGGGAAAAACATTATATATCCCCACCTTGGTATATCATTTTTTTCATATCTAGAAAATATTCTCATTTTTTATTCCTTCCATATTATCATAAATGGAGGTAATAATGCTAAAATGCCCCTTGTAAGAGCTTCTTGTGCAGGAGCAGGAAGCAAATCAAACCCTCCAATAATTCCCATAAATAAAGTACATATTATTAAATGTAATCCAAACAATATCCAAACTTTTTTACAATTATTTACAAACGCTATTATAATATAAGGAATAGACCACATAAATCCTACTATAAATCTTTGAGGTATTACTCCTAAAGGTCTTAACCAACTTCCTGCTCCATAGGCAAATAAACTCATCAAACCATAAGCTAATCCAACCATTCCACTATATAAGAAAAAAGTTTTCCACTTCCATTCTCTTTTTTGTATTACTTCTGAAATCAAACAAGTAACCGCTATAATAATAGGAAGCCAAAATCTCATAACTCCAGGAAATCCTCTCCCCCAAAGCCAACCTAAAGTAGCTACCAATAAAACCACTAATAATTTTAAAGAAGTTAGCCACCCTCTTTTATATTCTATATTCATCTATGACCTCCTCAATTAAACCTATTTTTGGATTACATATAACTCTGTAAAATGGTCATTAAGAAACCTAAAATCCTTTTTATTAAGCCTTCTTCCACAATATCCACAATATTGTATTGGCTCATTAAGTATATTTTGTAATGAATTAGCTCCGAAAAAATAACGGCAACATTCCTTTAAATCGGTATGCCTTTCTAATAGCCAGAGTAATTGTTGCCATCGTATTTCTTTTTTATTGTTAAGCCCCTTTATCCACTTAGGACAATCTTTATGAATTACAAGTAAATTTATTTTCTTCTTCATCTATGACCTCCCTTGTCGTGGTTGCCGATAATTATTTCTTACTGGATAATATTCTGTGGTATGCCAACTCCCGCAACAACCACATTGAAATTCATCGGGTTTATTTATACTCCATTTTGTGCAATTATTACAACGGATGTAGATTGAATGTTCGTGTTGAGCTACAACGCCTTCTATCCGCTGAATTGTCCGCCATAGCCATTTTAGATATTTCATCTATGACCTCCTGTCCTATTAGTGTTTTAACTTAAATCCCTGAACTATACCTATGGCTCTATTACCCTCGTGTAATATTTTTAATCCACCAGTTTTTTCATCTTCAGTAAAAACGCAAAACTGAAGCCCGTCTTTATTTGCTCTCACAGTAATAAATGTTGCTTCTGGATAATGTAAATGTAGCTTATCTATGTAGTCGGTTCTGAACATCCTCTCCC